GCGTATATCCTCAACGAAAGTATGATTTCTCATATGTCCTTCGTATGAATCTTTGATGATGCGGTATGCGATATCAACTTCGCCGTTCGTGAGGTGGGGTTCTTTAAGGAAATCTTCGTACTTCTTATGTACTTTGAAAATTCTGTTGAACTCTTCTCTTGAAACCATAGACTTTTCATCGCCTACCTTAGTAGCAAAGTCGATGATACGGTCACGGCTACGAAGAATATACCTATGATGATAAGTGCTATCTTCGCAGGGATATTCAAATACTCTACAAAGCTTACCATAGCACATAACACCAACTTTCTTTAATACTGTTTATAGATTACTTACTTTCCTGCACAGGTGCGTTTACAACATTTGCCATATCGCACAGGCTATCAATTAAGTTACCAACAGCATCGATGTCGATGTCATAGTTAATGGTGTCAGCCGAAGATTTAACAAGTGCCAAAACATATTCTTTCTTTGTTGCACCATCTTCGAATTTCTTCTCAGCTTCCTGCATTAAGTTCATAACCAAGTTAAGCAGATGAGACCAGTTCTTTTGTTTAACCGACTCTTTTACATACTTAACAAGGCTGATAATTAACGGGATAGCTGTAGCTAATCCTGCTAAAATTGCAGTAATCAATTCTACTGTGTTCATCACACTACCTCCTAAATTTAATCTGCATACGCCCATTTGTACCCTTGAGATGATTTATACCTGCCACCACAACAATGCAATATAGAGGACTTTTCATACCCAAGCAAGCTAACAATTTCATTAGCCGATTCAAATGTTCGTATATAATTACCGTGTAAGTCATATTGATTTATTTGTTTCTCAAAATTAACCTTGCCCGAAAATCTCCCGGGTGGAGTATCAGAAAGATATCTCCATTGACTCTTGCCAGAAAACCCATTTTTAATTTTACAACATTTTAAAATGGCCTGTCTGGTAGAACCTGAAACACACCTTGATGCTTCTTTGGCTGATTGGAATGTAGCAATGTACCTACCATCAAAATCATATTGAACAACGGGTGTACCTTTTGTTTTACGAACAGATTGATACCCTCGCATTAGACTTTCTGATTTTGAATATTTATCATATGTGGCTAATATATAAATAACCGTACCTTGTTCAATCTGAAGACGCTCTGATATTTCACCAGTCCTCAGTCCTTTATCCCAAAGAGAATATACCTCGTCGTAATCTATCTTTTTACCACCCATTCCACCTGCTGTACAGTTATAACCGTGAGCGGTTGTATTGCTTCGATAGAACGCTATCCAATATATTTCTCTTTCATCCAAGTGAGAGTCGTCACATTGCTCGATAGTCTCAATGATAAATGCGTCAGGGGTATATTTCTTCAAAGCCTTATTGATTGGATACTCTCCGTTGATATGGCTTAAGTGTTCTTTCCAACGAAACTCTACAGTTCTGCAGGTTTGTCCTATATACACCTTGCCATTAACCGTGTTTGTTATTTTGTAAATATATCCCATGTCATTAACCTTTGATTGATTTGTAAAAACGGTACAGGAAGATTAACATTTCCTGTCGTGTGCACTCACTATGTAATTTGTAATTGCCTGTATCATCTCCGTAGAGAATACCGTTTTTAACCGCGTTATTTACCGCCTCAGCCGCCCAAGCGTCTGGGGTGTTATCTTTTATTACCTCAGGCTTAACCTCGCTCTGAGGTGCCTTTCTGTCGCTCACAGACACATATGCAGAGCTTATGTATCCTGTACCGATTGTCGGGTACTCAACTCTGTACCAGCCGTTGTCGGTTTGAGCACAGATAGTTACTGTGTCGCCGTCTGCGTGCTTACCAATAATAGAAGCTCCGACTCTTGGTTGCTTTCTGATATTAAGCACATCGCCCTTAACAGATACAGTTCCAATATAATCAACTTTAGACTCATTCCATTTGAACTCTTCATTCACAAGCTCATATACCTTCTGTCTAAATGTATCCATATTCTCACCGTGTTTAGGGAACCAGTGCATTACATCACCGTGATTAGATGCAATACCCATTGTGTGTCCTTCAGAGTGACAGATAATATCCGTCAAAGGATTTAGGTTATACATCTTGCAGAGATATGCACAGAGTTCTGCGGCCTCATTAAACACCGCTCTAAAATAAGTAGCATCTGTAAGACCATCTTCACAAATCTCAAAAGAGATATGTGTATTATTTGCGGAACCCTTATTGCCAGATGCAGCGTGCCAACCTCTCCAGTTCCAAGGCAGTGTCTGATATGTAGCAACAGTACCATCAGCCATCTTACCAATAAAACCGTGAACACAGGCACCGACTCCGCTCATATTCCAATGGTTGTTATATTGGTTATAGCCGAGTCTTCCGTCATCGGGAACATATCTTTTAAGCCACGGATTGTTAGCTCCAGTGGAGTGAACCATAATACCCTTAGGAGTAATAGTTCTTCCGGCTTTATAGCAATCATTGAGGGTTAAGATACTTTCAAATAGTCTCATCGTAAATCACCCCTCTTATTTTACCAAGCCGTACACCCTGTCAAGAAATACAAGCATCTCCTGTCTGGTGCAGGCGTTGTGAAGTTTATAGTTACCGTTTTCATCTCCGAAGAGAATCTTGTTTTTAACTGCCCAGTCAACAGCTTCTTTAGCCCAAACATCAGGCGTGTTATCTAATTTGATTTCTGCCATAGACTTGTCCTCCTTAATAGCATACTTTGCATAATATCCTTCGCCATATGAAGCTCTTTTCGTTTGCATAGCTTTACTTTGGTCGGCAGGTCTTTCGAACTCAAGTAATACTGCGTTTGAAGCATCAAGTACGGAAGTGGCAGATGTCAAAGTTTTAAGAACCTTTTTGTAGCCTGTGCTCAATTCCTGATACAAGAAATCAAGTTGCATTTCAAGGTCTCCAATAGATTTACCAGAAGCCTTAGCGAAGTTCAACATAGCTTGCTTTCTACTCCAATAAGTCCACTGTGCAAGACCATAACCGGCACTATCCTTAACGAAGTTTTTATACTTACCGTTATCTACAACTTCTGTATATTTCTCATCCGTGTACTTTAACTTCTTTTCGTATGAGTTCTGTAAATTCTTAGGGTTCAAAGCGGATTCTGCATAGAGATTACCGAGAAGACCTGCACAGCCGTAGTCATTCAGTCCTTTTGATTTGAAGTAATTCCAAATCTTTTCTTCGTTTGTCATACCTTTTAAACTCATTACAGCTTTCCTCCTTCCTTATAAACACACAGATATTTACCTTGAACAATAGTATTTTTCCTACAAGCACAAGCAATCGTATCCTTATGTACTCCAAGGTATTGTGCTAATTGTGTAGCACTATCAAAAGTGTTTATATAATTACGGTGTAAATCATATAAAACAACAGGTTTTCTAAGATGTCTTGCGTGGTTTTCAGATTTGCATTTCATTCTTCCTAAGAAATTTTCTTTGAATAATTTCAAATCCTTACATTCATCCTGATACACCCAAGTAAAACCGTGTGTATAATTAAGCTTCCCCTGACAAACCCTGCAAATCACACTGTGTGATATACCGGTTATTTCTTCTGCCTCTCGCAAGCTTTTGTATGATTTTACAAAATTACCGTTCATATCAAATTGATATATAGGTCTACAAAGAATATCGTCATACAGGCCAGAGCTCCAAGACTTTTTGGTATTAGCTCCTGTAATTGCTTTATTCTTTTCACTATGATGTTTGTTATAAAAACCATTATCTTTTCCATAATAACTTACACCAGTGGTTCCATCTCCTCCGGCGGAAATGTTGTAGCCATAATTCTTATCGTTTGATTTCAGTTTAGATATCAAAAGTATTTCAAAATTTTTAGCCTCAAGCTCAGTTAAATTACTTGCAACAACTTCGTGATATATTGCATCCCATCCATATTTTTGAATAGCATTATAAAACGCTGTGCACTCCTTATATCCTTTGCCATTTCTCCAACGATGGTTGGGTGTTTGACTTGTAATTCCAACATAATATTTTTGGCTTGGACTAATATGTATGTATACACACCAACTGGTGTCATTCGTTTTTAATGGAGCCATCATAACCTCCGTTAACAATCACGATTCATATTTACATAGGGGACATCAAATTCCTCAGCCTGTTCCTGAGCTTTCTTGATTATTTCCTCTACACTGGGAGAATCGTTCTTTCCAAAAGTGTCTGTGTGTTTACTAATGTTTTCAATAACAGACTTAGCGAGGTATCCAACCACAACGGCAATGATTGCTGTCGCAATGGTTTTGGATAATGTTTCTGCTATTTCTGTTTTGTCATACCAAGCAAGTACATAAGTACCCCACATCATAAGTATCGAACTATTTACAATTCGAGTAAGCAATCTTTTGGAATATTCTTTCTCTCGTTTAGCGGATACACTTCTAAAGAAGTCCGCAATACGAGAAAATAATTTCTTTTTCTGTTTATTCTTTTTTGCCAAATGTATCGCCTCCCGGATATAACAAGACCGCCGCACGATTAACTCGCAACGGCGGTTTATTTTTTATATTAACAGGTTTGAAAGAGAGAGCGTTACCCACTTACTGCCATCATTATACTGCAAGGTGTTGTTAAAATATCTTAATGCGTGAGCACCGTCTTCTGAGTTGACGGTACCTTGAATATGTACACCAGCGGCATCGATGGCTTTTCTTAAGTCCTCGGTTAACTTGGATGCGTCAATAAAATTATCTGGAATAATTGCGGCACCCGCATCTCCCTTTGAGACTACGGTTTTGTCTGTGTACTTCTTGGCAAGAGCAAGAGTTTCAACACTTATAGCCATTCAAGTCACTCCTTTCTGGTGATTATAATTCTTTCCATACACCTTCGCTATTCAACATCCAGACAGAACTGTCGTCAATAACGAGAGCAGTAGAACCTGTTGGACATTTATCTTTGTCCGTAAACTGTGTAGGAAGATTGTCTATGTCCGCACGAACATCACAGACAAACTCCTGCTGACAATCGAGGGGTGTACCTTTATAAGTTTTCTTTGTGATAGCCATAGCCTACCTCCTTTATTTAACCTTTTCAAAATAATCCTTTTTGTTGATTTTGTCAGGCGTACCCGTTTGAATACAAAGGTATAATTTATCTTTGTATAAATAGTAATAGTTGGCATAAACCTTCATACCGCTTTCCCAAGCAAAAGGATTTGTTGAGGTGCCCTGAGCATTAGGGTCTTCAACCGCTTCCCAAGTTATCTTGTGCTTTTTGTTCTTGGTTTCAATTTTAGCCTCCCATTTATAGCCGGGTTGAGTAGGTAAGTCTTCTGGTGCCGAATCGGCTGTGATACCAGCCTGTGCAGCGAGCCTTCCTAAATCCATAAAAGGCTTATGTAATTCAGCCGCCTTAGTCCATTTACCCATTATTCCTCAACCTCCTCACCGGTCACGCCCAAAAGATTAAGAGCTTCTTTCATATCTTCGTTTTCTTCTTTTAAAGCGGAATAATCTCCAGAATTATTAGACGGGGTTTCGCCTGTATAAACTTCACCCACAATCTCTTCATATTCATCGGCTGTTATCCATCCTTTGAGAACGGCATTTGCCACACGGTTCTTATCCCACAAGCCACGGTCATAATAGTCTTTTACTTTATTAAAGTTTGTGCTGTGTTCCATACATTAGCCCTCCTCAATCTCTTCGTTCATCATACCCTCGTCTTCGGGTGTGCTAAGGTCAACATCACTCATCATAGCGATATAGTCGGTATCAGCTCTGTTCTTAGCCACCTCAGCTGTGAGGGCAGCATTTCTCTTACGCTCAATCAAGAGCTGGTCTTTTATTGATAAATACTGCATACTAAACCTCCCATAAAGATTTATAAAATCGTTTCATATTTTCAATCATAAAGTAGTCATCCGTCCTGCTTAAGAACGGAGTACCCTTTCTTGCGGCAGAGGGTTCTGCCGAAGCGTGAGCTAACCACGATTCAAAGCACTGGTCTACTTTGTCACGAGTCATTCGACCTTCATCAACCAATTTCTTCATACGCTTTAACTTGCGACGCTCGTGGGTTACTTTGTTTGGAAGAACTTTCTTTACGACTTTCCCAGTCTCGGTAAGTCTGAAAGAGTATCCAAGAAAATGGATTGGTTGTGTTATGGGAAATATCTGTGTTTTCTTTGCACTCAGCTTTAATCCCATTTTGTTAAGTTCGTCTTCAATATATTTCAGGCAGTCCTTTAAGACATCCTTATTTTCGTGGATAAGGATAAGGTCATCCATATATCTGACATAGTGCTTGATTCGTTTACGCTCTTTAATCCCGTGGTCGATATCATTTAATACAGCCAGTTGACAAAGCTGTGTTGCCTGAGAACCAAGTCCCATACCAACACCCGGGCTTTCTTCGGTGCTAAAGCTATCAACAATTCGGCAGACTTCGGAGTAAGCCCAATCATCATCACATAACTTTCGCATCTTTTCTTTGACTACACTATGTGGGGCGGAGCCAAAGTAATTTGTTATGTCGCATTTTAAGACATAACCACTACGACTGTGCTTGTGGTAAAATCGTTGTATGTGGGCAACGAGCCTACGCCGTGCAAACTCTGTGCCTTTATTATCAAGACAAGCACCGTTATCGTAGATAAAGGATTTTGTGATTTGTTCTGTCAAGTATGTGTCACAAAGACTTCTTTGGAATACTCTATCTTTAAATCGTGTACTTACGATATCTCGTTTCTTGGGTTCATAGATTGTAAACCGAGAATATTCTTCGAGGTCGTAGGTACCATTCATTAACTGTTCTTCAAGCTTTGCACAGTTTATGATTCCATTCTTTACCCAGCCTGCGACACTATCTTTCCACATAACACTTGATTTACAAACATTCATTGCGTTATACAAATTTTCAAAGTCACAAGCCATCTCCTTGACAGCAGGTGCGTTCTTAGTATTCATTGAGCACCTCTTTCTGATTAAAATAAATTTTGAACACCGTGTATAGCAGTACCTACTACCGTTGGTTGAGTAGACTGCATCGGCATACCTGTTTCGCCTTTTACGGCTGGGATAGTCGTTCCTTGCGTGGGTATTCGGTTTGGTCACATAAAGTGCTACTTCCTACTGATACCACCCAATCCGGAGCGACGCCGTTACTGTTGTTGGCATTGTTGTTGTTCAAGTTACCTGTAGGGTTGACATTACGAACATTATTACCGTTGGTAGAATTAGGAGTACGCAACCACTGAGGCACCTAAAATGCAGCACGGAACTTCTTACAACGACTACCCCATATTGTTATTTCTTAAGAGAAGCAGTATATCTTTGCTTGTCAGATTTACGCCAATTTTGTATCATACGCTTCAGGTGTCCTATCTGTTCGCCGATATACTTTACTCTCTTGCTTTTAATAAGTTTTCTGCGATACATAAGAGTGGCAGAAGTGAGTACATCCTCAACCGCACGCTCTGCCTGTGATTGAAACTTTCTTCGCTCGTAAAGACTTGCGTTGTCTTCAATCACAATTTTGTTTGCCGTCTGAATGTTAGATACACAAGACAACATTTTAGAACGCATATTATCTGCAAACCATTTTGAATTTGCATACTCAAGCATTTTGTCTCTTGTAATCTTAGCATCCTCGCTCGGCTCTGGTGGCAGATAATACTTTACTGTAACATCAAATATGTATTGCAAAAGATTATCAGCTTCTGTTTCGATAGCGAGTTTTCCTCTGCATCTCTGACCTTCTGGTACACTCATTTCTTCAACCTCCTATCATATACCGCAAAGGGGTTAAGACCTTTATTATATATCGTAAAGGGTATCCCTTGTCTAATCCCATAAAGGGTGGGACAAAGTTACTATATCCCACAAAGGGTAGTCACTCTTTATAGATACACCCCTCGCTATCATATACCGCAAAGGGTGTACCATATATTATTTTTGTTGTGTATCGGTATAATAATCACCCTGTCGGGTGGATTATTATTACACGATTACGCAAGCCGGAGCGACGCCGAAACTGTTGCCGGCACCGATGTTGTACAAGGTACCAGCAGGGTTGACAACACGAACACTATAACCGTAGGTAGAATAAGGAGTACGCAACCACCAATAAGTTGCGGAACCGTTTCTGTATTTAATTCTGTTCGAGTCTGCTCCAGTACCGGGAGATGCTAAATCAGAATATCCAGCACCATAGTACTCATATACTTTACCGTCTGCTCCATCAGCACTACGCTCTGTGCCTGCATAGATTTCAGGACGAGAGAGTAAGAAGAAGCGTTCAGTAGATGTGTTGTGGCCGTAGCCATCAGAAATACTCTGCTGGGTATCCTTTACAACTTCTCCAACAACATCAAGGAAAGCAGGGTCAATACCCTTTAAGAAACCTGCAGTGCTTGCGTTTGCGGGTCTATCAAATACAGACTTAGGTTCCCACCAAGCATTACCCTCTGCATCAGTATTTAACCACTGACGGAGAGCAGATTCAGCCCAGTTGTTAGAACCGTAACGCATACGGTGTACGCAGTTTGTATTTTCTGTAGTTGCTGTAGCGTGAAGTGTAGGCATTGCAGTACCAGCTTCGCCCTCTGCAACAGTTACAGTTTCGATTGCTGTAGCGGCACCAACAGATGCGTATGTAGAAATCTTACAAGTATTAGCCTGTACATTATAACCCCAAGCAAAACGAACCTGTCCACCAACAGGAACATCGTTTGCAAGGGTGAAGTTTAATGTAGAGCCACCACCGTAAGCGTTATCGTAACCGGCAGGAAGTGTGAAGTGATATGTACCAGCCGCAAGACCCTGAGGATATGTTGCCGCATCAATATACCAAGCAGCTTCAGCCGCATCGAATACCATAGCAGCAGTCCAGAGGTCGTGCATCTGTAATGTCATACTGTGTTCTAAGGTTCCGTCCGCGGGTGTATCGTGGTCAATACCAATAACATCAAAAGCAAGCTGTGTAGATGTCTCTGTGATAATCACATGGTCGCCAGCTTCAGCAGTACCAGTTACAGAGATACCATAGTTTTCAAGCCTAACAGCCTTACCGTCTTCATTACGCCAAGACTTTCCATCAAATGTGAAAACATACTCGCCGGCGTGAACTTCTCCGCAACCTTCCACGAAAGAGTTTGCATTAACGGTAACCGCTGTGATACCAGTACTTGTGCCTTTACTTGCTGTAACGGCAGATAACTTTTCGACAATGAACTGGTCACCAATGTCGAAGTACTGTGCAGCCGCACCGTTTCTTACGATAGTCTGCACATCGCCCCAAGTCTTAGGAGCTTCACCAAACACTTTGTCTGAAACAACATCAACCTTAGATTGAATTTTCTGTGTCTGGTCATTTAAGGCACCGTATGCCTCGTCAATTTTTGCCATATTAGAATTGCCTTCTTCGCCGTTGATACCAACACGCCAATCTTTGAAAGTGGTAGTTGTATCATCTTCGGGAGTAAGCAATAAGTTTAAATTTGGTGTATAACTCATTTCGTTCCTCCAATTCTTATATTAAATTCTTTACATATCTACAGAGCCGCTTTGAGGTGTAGTTACAACTGCGGCACCCATATTGTGAATAGTATGATTATCCCATTGATACAGGTATCGGTTGTCGTAATGCCCAAGCCCATAGTATGCTTCCATTTCGTCAGCAACCATAAAGGTAGTCAGTATTGTTTGAGAAACAACACCAAGTCCTGCGGCTACCTCCATCTCTTTGAGAGTCTGATTAGATAGCTTCGCCAAAGATTGCTTTGGATATATAAGCGATGAAATACTTATAGATATCTCTGGGTTTTTCAAAGCAAAGATGTTCTGTTTGCAAGAGCAAATAATCTGATAAGAAAAGTCTGCATCATCAGAAAGTTGTAATGTATTTCTTACAACATTCTTAATATCAACATTTGAAACAAAGTCGGCAATTTCACTTGTAATATGTAAGTCGTGTTCTCCGATATCAAATGTGAATTTCATATACACTTTTCCACAGGTCGTAACGAGAGATAATTTAGGATAGATTAAATCCATATCCGAGAGAAGCCAATCGTCATACTCATACAGATAGCCATCAAACCAGTGGGTACCACTTGTGTTTAACAACAGTTCAACGACCTTGCTCATATTAGCTGTAATACGGTCTGTTAAACGAGCTGATAACTTAGCAGTATTTAATCTGGTTGTGTTGGTTACCTCTCCAGAAGTAAGGAGTTTGAGTTCATTCGGCTCAACATCTGCCGTTTTGACTAATGCCATATCGACATTTGATTTCAGCTTTAAGATTTGCTCTCTTAAGGCAACAAGCATTTTCTTGTCTACCTCAACCTTACTTCCATTAAGTGCAAGATAGCTATAGTTCTTGTCGCTTAAGAGGTTGACATCTATTAAACAGTCAACCTCATTTTGTGTAAGTCGGAAGATAAGAGGGTCTAACTCGTCTCCGTAGATACCTTGCCTGTCTGTCAAGTTATAGATATACACATCGTAGCTGTGATACCTTTCATCAAGGACAATATCAAATGAATTGTTCTTATCTACAACGATGTCATATTCTTTTGGCAGACCACCGAGCAAAATATCAATCTGCGCCAAGACTCATCACCTCGTTTAATCTGTAAGTTGTAAGTAAAGACTGTTTGCTTTGATAGTAGCAATAGTATTTGTTTCGATGATTCTCGAAGTAGTAAGCTGGTTGTACATCAACAGATTACCTTCGTTTTTCGCATCATAAATAACATAGTACCTTGCGGGAGCAGATGCAGGGAACCAGTCAGAAAGGCTCTCGGGGAAATTGATTGCATTTGCGTTACTGATTACGCCATCAGCAGGAGCTGTTAAAGACGAGAGCTGAACTCTTGTATATCCGCTACCGGCACTGTTAGGCTCAGTAACATTGGTTCCGTCAGCGGTAGGTGCTGTGCTTGACAGACCAATATAGTAAGTTGTTGGGAGTTCTGTACCTGTTGCAGTACTGAAAACATTACCCATAATGACATTCTTAAAATATGTAGTATTCAATGTCGTTTCCTCCTATCTTTAATTTAAAACATATTCTTGGTTGATGTTCTTAGCGATATTCATAATACCCTGATTTGGGATTTCAGAACTACCACTGGCATCAACAATAGTGATTTGGTAAATGAACTTTCCATAAAGAAGGGCTGTGTCTTCTTTAGGAATTTTCAAAATGATTACGCTCGCACATCCAGTTTCATCAGCTAACAACTCTGGGGTATATGACAAAATTGGTGAGCCTGTTTTGTTGGAGTAATTACAGATAGCGAAGTTTACATCTGCACCGCTGGCATCAAATGGTTCGCCTCTGTGATTTTTCAAATGAAAGTTAAAATCCTGAGTTTCGCCTCCAACAAACGAGATTTCAGGAAGTGTATAAACTGTTGTTTGCATAACATCAACCTCCTATGCTAATTGGGAATTCACACATAATCTCAACATTTCCTACGCCGTTCATAATCAAATGATTAGTACCACGACATAATCTCAGGAAGTTGAAATTAAAATACTGATATGGATTATCAACCGTATTGCAGGTAATGATTTCGTTTTCTGTGTCAATAAAAATGTTTGTCGCAGAAGTAGGTAAACCTGTAAACTGCATAACACGATTATTATCCGTTTCGTTTATAATGTTGAATGTCCCACCTTTGCTAAGGAACAGATTAAGTTTGGGTTTGTAATATCCGCGATACGAACTTTTATTATGTATATCAATTTCTGTTGTACCGTTTACAACACCCGTAAAAACTTCAGGATACTGGTATGCAAAAGGAGAGTCACAGATAACTTTACAAGTAAATCCCCAAGGGAGATTTCCAACATCAGTATGTTTGAGGTCGGTAATAAAGCATTTATATCTGAACATTTCCATATCCGGCTGAGTTATCTCAAGCCATTGATATTTATCGTGAGCTGTTAGCCAGTTCGCAATAATATCCATATCCCATCTATCAAGAAATACACCCTTGTTAATAGCATTGATATCCGCTCCGAATGTCATAGTGAACTCAAGCGGTTTGTTTGTAATAACGCCGTAATGCAACGGGGTATATCGTCTTGCGATTCTGTCCTCAACAATCTCCGAGTTAACAGACAAGGTGTTGCTTGTATCGGACTTGGTTCCGAAGTCATACATCATCAATCCATACTCTGTACACGAAATGCCGTTAAAGCTAAATTCGCATCCATAAAAAGCCATTGTATCACCTCGCTATTTATTTCTTTTCTTTTGCCTCCGCTTTATCAGAGTTCTCGTTTGCAGAAACAATCTCCTGACAAACTTCCTCGATAATTGCAATACAACCACCAAGGTTCATAAGGTTTGCTTTTCCTTTAACCTCGATGTTGTTAAGTGCATTAACAACAGATGCAAGTTTATTCAAAATCTGAGTGTTCATAAAACTATCCTTTCATACATAAATTTATTCTGGTACATTGTTCAGCACACTGACAATGTTATTTAAAATATAAGCCGTTACGGCACTTCCTTTAGACACAGAGGAAAGAGGGTTGTTGCTGTACATCGCATTGATTGCTGTAACAGCTTGATTAAACATTGCGGCCGTAAAAGTGTTACCTTTAACTGCAGTCGTAAACGAATAATCACTAAGACCTTTCCAATCCCGGAACTCATTTATTTTGCTTGTGAACGAGTTCCATTCTGTAGCCTTAAGATTAAAAGCACTTCCCGAGTTCTTAGCATATGTCCAACTAAATGATGCTGGTTTGCTCGAAATGGTAATTGATTTTGTTAATGTGTATTTAGTTCCATAATCATCCACACAATACAAGTAACTTCCACTATAAACAAATACAGACTGTGCTCGTATATAATATTTACCATCAGCAACCTTGTTGTACGAAAACGAACCAGAGGCGGATGTAAGTGTTTTCTGTTGCAGCACAGTAGAGTTAGTGCTGTCGTATAGATTTATATACACATATGATACATTCGAGGACTCCACCAGATTGTAGTTTACCGTGATGACACCGTTCTTTGAGCTCGTAGTAAAGGTTGGTTGTGCCGGAGAAGTTGTACAGGTATAACCAAATGTCCAACTACCATATTTACTGGAACTATAATACGCTCTTACCTCTATCGTATACGCAACACCGTATTGCAAACCTGTAAATGTGGCGCTGCTTGAATAAACGGTTTTACTATGCTCGTAATCATCATAATTCCTTGTAAGTCTCACCTTAAAATATTCAGCATCATATGCTCCGTCCCACGAAAATTCAAAGCCGCCATCAATTCTCGTCGTTTCTATATCTGTAGGAGTTAGGTCATAGTCTGAAATTGTAAATGTTTTGGATTTAGAAGCACTTTTGTCATTGTTATATACTGTTAATGTGGCGGTATATGTCTTAAAGCTATCAAGTGAAATGTTTACACTACCACTTGTTGATGCCTTACCCGATGCTTTGCTCCAACCACTTACGGTGATTTCATATGTGGCACCAGAAATAAGGTTTGAACACTTCCACGAACATTTAGCTGTTTTTGTACCTGTAGATGTTTGCGTAACAGTGAATGAAGAAATGGTAGGAGTTGGGTCTTCTGTCCAGTATGTAGCTGTGAGTGTTACGCCAGAACTCATACCTTGTATATTAGAGATAACACACTTTACTGTATATCTCGTACTTGCACTTAACCCAGATAATGTTGCCGTAGGAGAAGTTGTAATACCGTTATTGATTGTGGTTGTCTTTTTTAGTGTAGAACCAACATACCATTTAACCGTTCTTTTTGTACCGTTATAATTGCTGTCCAGTCCGGTAAGTCGTACTGTTAACGAACTGGATGTTCTGCTATACAATGAAATTGCTGCCACAAACCATCACCTCCAATCATATGAAAACTCGCCAGAGCGAATCTGGCGAGTTATATTTATTATCCGAATTTTGCGGTAACATTGAGATTTTGTATAGTAGCATTTTCAAAATCAAGCGTTCCAGTAAAACGAGTTAGATTAAAATCCCAATAGGTATAAGCTCCCGCGGGAGAATCAAAATGGAGATACGGAGCCGTTCCTTCATAATAGCTTATCTCTAAGAAGTGATACAGGGTATTGCCATAGTAAGCATATAAGTTAAAACTTCCTTCGTTGTCACTTGTGCTTCTTGGTAAAACATTGAACTCGTTTGCATATATCTCGGGAGAATATATTTTTTTGCCATCTATAAATGTTCCGCCAGAATACACACCGTTTGCAATATTTTGCGCCAATGTTCTTGCGGAGTTTGCTCTGGAATATGCAGAGTCAGCATAATCATAAGCATCGTCGGCATACCAATACGCATCATCGGCATCGTTAATGGCTTGTTGTGCTTTCGAATATGCACTACTTCCAGATTCGTCTATATTAGCCCATTCAATTTTACTTCCGGCACCAAGCGTAACACCGCCGTTGATAGTAACCGCACCGTTTTCATCAACTGCAAATGTAACCTTGTTAGTTGATTTGTTTTTAATTTCAATACCGTATAACGATAAGTAATCAGCATCAAACTTGTTGCCAGTTAACATTGATTTACCGCTCGAGTCTTTGAAATCTGAAGCTTGAACTACGCCACTGAAAACACCGGCTTTAGCCGTAAGCTCGCCTTTGGTGTTTACAACAAAATTACCATTACCGATATTGATTGAACCACCATTGATTGTGAAGGCACTTAAGATTTTTGTTGCCATTGCATCAGCAATAACACCATCGTGACCTATAGCAGTAGTCCAAGACCAAGCGTTGTCATCATCTTCATCCACATCTATATATCCCTTAGTACCTGTTCCAAACAAGATACCTTGCTCGTTCATCCAGATAGCAGAGGTGGATGATTCCTTGGTTGCGGCATTAAGTAACCATATACCATCATCATCAAACAACACATTGCCGGCACCGTTCTGCATAGTTGAAAGTTTTGTACTGATAGCACCCTGCAGTTTAGATGCAGTTAAATAGCCCTCTTCGGTTATATATTCACCGAGCGTCTTATCTAACTTGTCTATATCGGATTTCACTTTTTCAATATCGCCGTCTTCGACAAGAATCCACGATGTCCCGTCATAGCGATAAAGCTTTTTGGGTTCGTAATTACTTGTGAATGTGGCAGTGATTAAATCATAGAATGGGTCGGCTTTGTCTACCGATTCTACAATACCAAAGTGAGTTGATATTGTGGTTGTAGTGTTACAATTTTCTCCGTCACACAGAATTTCGGTAAGCATAACATCGCCACTTAACACCAACTCTAATGTAGCTGGACTGGTTTTGTTTAATAAAGATGGCTCTCTGCAAATAAAACCGCCAGAAGCCTTGATGAGTTCGTTATAATCAGAAACCGACGGAATACCGCGAGATGTATCTATAGTAATAGTGACACCTGCGAGGCTATCACCAACTTCGATATGTCTTGTTTCTGTTTTAGCTTCCGCAGTGTTATACCATAAGTCGCCTATGGTCGGCTGGTATGGTTCATATCTCTGGTAGAAAGTTACAATCTTTTGGTCTGCTGTAGCCTGTGCGTCGTTAGCTTTTTCAATAGCCTCAACAGCGTCAGCATCAACAATTTCCTGCCAAGAACTACCGTTATATCTATAGAGTTTTCCTGCTTTATAAGATTCGTAACACTCGCCAATTATCGAACTGTAAAACGGGTTTGATGTGGAAATCAAAACAACAGATGGATAATTCATCCCAATGCCGCCCGACGCCCATCCAAAACCAAGACCACTCCAGTTTTCACCGTCATATACGGTATCAATCTGAGACATCAATCTTCCGTCGGCAGTAGAAAACAGAGTTGCGGCATTTGCATTATCAGTGTCTAACATTAAAACATTTTCAGCAATATCACAGTCCGGGTGTTGTGTTTCATCAAACTCAACAGAACGGATTGTATCACCCATAACAATATTTCGTTTTACCCAACCTGAGCAATCTCCTGTTACATACCAGAGGTCGCCCTCGCGAGTTTTGTCGGGAATAGAATCTCTGTAGTGTGTTGTAACCGCATTTTCAACCTTTGTGTTCACATCGTTTATCTGTTCGATTGCGTCAGCTAAATCTTTTGCCGTCTTGTTTTCGGCGTCTGCCAGCTTTTGCAATTCATCCCCAAGTGTAGTGTCATAACTCGAATCATCGTGTGTAATAAAGAACTTCATAGAGTCGATATGTACACCAGAAGAGTCAACTCTGAACGAGCCGTCTTCGGTTGTGATTACTAAGTTCTGACCTGCGAGGATTGTACCTACAATGTAAGGAGCAACAATACCGTATGCTGTGATATCCTTTTCATAAAGCAACGGTCTGTCTGCCCAATCATCTTCGGTTCCTTCCCAAACCTGATACTGTTCATCTTCGTCCATATAGTAATATGTTTTGTTTTCATTGAAGACCTTATCAGCGGTTTCGGGATACTTTGCAATGTTCTCGTCAATGATTTTACCAATCGCCATCTTAGCTGTCTGCCAGTTATCATCAGTGAAAACAATGCTGTTGTTAATCATCCAAATCTGTTCGTCCTCATAACCTGCATTTGGATTATTACTGTCGATATATTTTCTAAGGTGTAATCCTGTTTCGTCCCAAGATACACCTTGACCACTGCTCGAGAGGATAGCGTTCTTCGCTACATCCAAAGCAGATTCCATAAACTCTTTTACCTTTGTAGAAGCACCGCTATCTACGAAAGCAGAGTAACTCATTTTATTTGCATCTACGGTTTTACCCATAGAAATACTCTGGTCAAGCAACTCAACAAGCTTAAAGGAACTGTCAGAAGAACTGTACTTATCACTGAACTGAAGTGAAAGAGAGGATAAGTTTTCAAAGTCTATATCAGCTCCAATAAATATTGGCTGCAGAACAGAGCTATCTGTATTCAGATATATTTTTTGACCAAGCTCTAATTGTGTCATAAAGCCAACAAACTCGTCGATAGTCATAAAGTTGGCAGAAGAAACACTGAAAGAGTAGGAGGGATAAGCTAAAGAGTTAAGGGTTTGCTTGCCGTATTCAAACAAGTCCCAAGACACAGAGTGTTTCTCATAGTCTGTTGTATTTCTTGTGAAGTACATATTACCCTTTGTAACCGTGAAGCTTATACCTGTATTGCCTGAAGTAGAAATAGGAGAGCCTGTACCTGTAATGGATATACATCCGCTTGGGAACGAAGCTTCGCCTATAGTACCTTTATTGAGGAATGTGGATAAAACCATCGTTTCATCATCATTTCTTTCAAAGCAGGCACTTACAACCTTTGCAGACAAAGTAACTGCGTCACTTGTAATAGTGAGAGTACCGCCGTCTACTGTGTACATAACCTTTCCGTTATCGGTTACGACCCTTGTGAACTTGGTATTAGCAAACGACACTCTTACATTTGAGATTGCGTTGCTAATATCGGAATCGGAGTAGGAGTCAACTTCAGATACAACGAATGAACTTTCCTCAATACTTTCTTCTTTGAAGTATCTATCGAGAATAATAAGCTCGTCGTGTGTAAAGAACTTATCAAAAGCCACACTCTTTTGTATAGTAATAAGATTGTCTGTGAGTTCAGCTTCGGCATCTTTGAGTCTGTTGACCACCGTCTCCTGAGCCGAAATTTCGTCCTCTACGCTCGCAATTCTTCTGTTGACATCTTTTAGCTTGGATTGAAAATCGCTGTAATCTGAGCTGTTTTTGTTCGCGTGCTGGGCTAAATATTCAACATATACCGCACGCTCGCTCTCCAACGACGCAAGCTTTATGTTTTTGAGGTCAGACAATACAACCTGTTCTGTTAAGATAGCAGATGTCTTTAACATTCTCTCGATAGAGATGTTATAATATGTAAGCTGATTAGCCTCAAAGGATTGTTTCCAAGAGTTCCATTTATCAATTACACTCTGGTCAAACTGAGTTGTGTTCATAAAGTAATCCAGATTGTAAATCATATTGGTACCCATAGGGTTTACGGAACGGATGTCTACATCTTCGCCACCGCAAACATCAAGAGCAGTAACGATACTTTCAGTATCTTCGTCAATCTGAATTTCTTTAACGAGATTATCCATAGAGAGGTATACTGGTTTTGATACCGCTTCGTTTGCCGTGCTTCGTACATTGATTGTTCTTGTATAGCTATCGAAGTCAAAGATACATCCATAGAGTTTCTGAAGTGTAGACTTGATGAAGTTATAGGTGTTCGCATTATCAGATGATAATGTTCTATACTTATTGATAAGGTCTTCATCAACCGTACCAATAGTCCAAGACGGAAGCTCTGCGATTATCATACCGAGAATTGTATCGTCGGGAGATAACGGATTCCAGAAGTTATATGTGGCTTCTTCAAGGAAAATCTTCTTATAGGTGAGTTCGTATTCAAGCGAGTACGCTTTACAACTCTTGATTTCCTTAACACCATCATTCTTGATAGATGGGTTCATAAGAATAAATCTACCCCAGTTAATCATATCGATTATTCTCATACCGATAATATCGTCATAGTGGGGAGTCTTAACACCATCTACATAAGCAGGGATGTCAAATGTAATTGTAGACATTTCGTTATAACAAACATTCGCCTTTAAGCCTTTCGCATAACCGAGTGTCTGAATTGCCTTGCCGTCTGCGTTACACAGAACCAGAGTGGGTTGTTCCTTAACAACGCCTATAGTAGAAAAATCGATAACCAATGTACCACCTCCTTTTTATATAGTAATGAGGGGCAATCGATAAACTCAATCACCCCTCGGTATGTGTTTATTTCAATGCGGAGCTACCAATGTTGGTAATACCTTTCTTGGTAAACGCATCTTTCAATTCGCCTAATGCAGTTTCTGCTATCAAGCCACCATATCTTCTGGCATCGTCATCAGACATAGAGCCATTGTGAGAGATATTAACTTCAATGTGCGGACTGAATTCTGTAAGTGTAGAACCAGCGTGTGCTGCAGGAAGTAAATCTCTCGAGGTAGGTAATAGCGAGAAGCCACCAAACAAGTTATCAAACTTGCTTGTGTCGATTGTCGTGCCAAGACGCTCAGAAAGAATCTGTGCGAAGTCAACAAGCTTATACAATCCTTCTTCACGCTTCTCGTCAAGGACGAGTTCGCCGTCTTTGAGGATTGCCATAACCTCGTCTTTCTTGAGGGTAGAATCACCAACAACACCGCCGGTGTGGTATGTGCCGTAGGATTCATATAACTTGGCATTATCAATCCACCACACACCGTCAGAGTCTTTCCAAACTTTCTGTCCGCTGAGGTCAGCGATATACTTCGCCATTTTCTCATTTGCTTTTTCAAGTTCGGCTCTTTCGGAAGGTGATGCACCACTCCATTTAGCACTATTGTTTTTCATCGCCTTTGTGATAAAGTCAACGGCTTCCCATTTTCCAATAGAATAGAGTGGGTCTGTCTCTCCGTCAAGGTACCAAGCACCGTCTTTCGATGTCACATCCTGTTCGTAAATACTTGATAACTGTGATGCGAGAGTTTTATTAGCAGACGAAAGTCGAGACTGTTCTGCGTCAGATGCTGTAAACCACTGCAGTGAGTTGTTACGCATCTGGTTGATGATAGCCCTCGGGTCTCCGTAATTGCCGGACGCACCTAAGTCTACGCTGTCAGATGTTGCACCTGCAGCAAGCTTGTTAGTTGCTTCGATATAGCTACCATATTCTTGCACGGCCTTGGAAGCAAGTTCCCAAGCTGCAACAATTTCACTTTCAATAGACGAGCCTGCTTCATAGTTCCAATCTATAATATCGTCATAAAGGTTATCCCAGTCGTCATTGATTCTGTCAATAGCGAGCTGATATATCTTTTCTGTCGAGCTGATAGAGTCTTCTAATATAGCAATCTCTTTGTCTTTTTCTTCTTCATAAGAATCTGCCATTTCATCAAGCATCTCTTGCTGTTTATCAACACCGTAGTCAGTCTGATAATCAGAAAGGTTTGTTTGAAGTTCTGCAAGTTCCTGTTCGAGTGCAGCCTTTTCAGCCTGAGCTTCACGGCTATCGTCGAGCGACAACTTGTTAATCTTGTCCTGAAGTTTTGCAATCTCTGCGACCTTCTTAGCGACTTCCTTGTTGTAGTCGTTTTCTTTCTTGGTTTCGTCGAGAGCCTCTTTCTTCAAGTCAATGATTTCACGGTACTTATCTTTTTGTTTCTCGAGTGCTTCAATCTCCTGATTAACTTCGTACTCAACTAATTCCATAGTCAAGTCGAGGATTTTATCAAGAGCGTCCTGCATATCCTCATAACCCTTATTAGACTCGTCCGTTCCAAGCTTAATGCTTTCAACTGCGTTGTTTGCTAAGCTTCTAAGACGGTTAATGTTCTCAAGAGCCTGAGCGTATTGAGAATCATCCAAATCGAGTAGAGCGAGATTTGAATACACAAGTCCCCAAGTTGCATCACTTGCTTGTTCTGTAGCTGTGATAAGCCTGTTAAGTTCTTTGATGTTATTTTCAGAAAGAGCATATCTAAGTTTCTCAACATAGCTCATTGCTGTATCGACCGCAAGTTGTTTTGTTCTTGCAGAAATTACAGCTTCTATTCGCTCCTTATTGATAGAGAGCATACCGTTCTCATCTTTAAGGTAGTTCATATATTCAGCACCATATTCGGCTATTGCTTTTAAGGTGTCTACGGATAGTGCTCCGGTTTCGGCATATTCTCCCGCAGCGTCTTTGAGAGTATCGTATACATCTTGCATAGCGCCTACGAAATCTATAGCCTCGGTTACTGCGTCATTTAAGAACTCTATAATACTCTCTTTGCCCTCATTTATGGAATCCGAAAGGTCAAGCCAAGTTTCGGAGCTTTCTTGGTTTTCTTCGTTAAGTCCAGTTATATTATCTATAAGTTTTTCGGTATCTTTACGAAGAGCATTTGTTGCTTCCTGAACAGTTTTATACTCTCCGGCACTTTCCGCCTGCAATTCGTTTAAGTGTTCGAGGTTTGCAATATATAACCTGTTAGTATCGGCATTATATTCTATCTGAAATCCTAATGCTTCAAGTTCAGGAATTGCACTATTGATTGTTGTATCTCTTAAGTTATTGAGCTCATGTAAAGCCTGTTGGCGCTCTTTATAAGCTTCTATCAATTCTTTTTGGATACCAACCTTTTCAAAAGCTGTATCAGCATTATCCAAATCTCTTTCAAGCTTTGCCTGCTTAAGCTCTGCCTCGCGCAACTTTTGAATTGCCTCAGTATATTGGTCGATATCGGCAATGTATTCCTCGACTTCTTTGTCTTTCTTAGAACTCTTATTACTATCCGTTGCAAAACCAGTAATTGGTTTATTTTTCATAGCTTGAAGAATTGCAATCTGACCATCAATTTCGGCTATCTTATCTGTATAATTAGATATATCAAGCTCTAACATTGATATGTATTCATCGAGAGTAAAATCTTTTGCCTCGTATTTATAATTCGAACCTTCAAATTTACCGTCGTGTAAAGTGATTGTTATACCATCACCTGTTGTGCCACCGGCACCACCACCTTGTACATCTGAAGACCCCTTTACCTCACCACTTGCAACACCCGCCATAGCTTTTGCGGCTTCGTGACACTGTTGTGCAAATGACGCAACAGACTGTTTGCCAGCCCACATATTTGTGTATATAGCCTGTGCGGCACTATATGCGGCTTCGTTAAAATTGCCGTCAACATCTGTACATACTTCTGCGGCAATTCTGTTGAATTCGTCAACATTACCAGCCATTGCAGCGGCCGCAAGTTGAAATGCTGTTGCCTCATCAATACCTTGGTCGATAAGAGCTTGTGTCATTATGTTACCACAGTTAACTCTATATGCGGCGACCTCAGCAGATATTTGTCCTTCACCCTCACCAACTTGCTTAGCCAATTCGAGTTCGACTTCTGCGGCTGCTCTCTTTGCCTCTAATACGGCTTTATCTGCTTCAAGCTCTAAAATTTTTGCATCAAGTTCAGCATCAAGCTCAGCCTTCTTTGCTTGGATGAAAGAATTAACCACATCTCTGTTAAGGGTTATCTGTCCGTCTGCTGTAGCAGATGCTCCCTTAAGTATCTCAGGATACACGGATGCAAATTCCAAAGCCTTATCGAGAGACATTGTAAATCCATCAGCAACTTCTTTCTGCAGGTTTGCAACGGTCGCAAGCGAGTCTGAAAGTTTGTCGATGTGTTCAACCATACTTGCTACACCAGTAATTGTGTCTGGTGTATAGAAGTCAGAAAATTCCGGTTGGTCATTCAACACATTATCAATGGCTCTTTCGATATCTTCAACACTACCAACAAATTGTCCAGAAGCTTTTGCAGAATCTACGATTTGTTTTCTAAACGCATCAAACTCTGCTTCTGTTTTTGGCAACTGTCCATTTAATGATGCTTCTAAAATTTGCTGAGCAGCGAGGTTTTCGTTAAGAGCGTCAGTAGCAGAAATAAGTCCGCCTGCAGCTTCCTGAATTTCTGTATAGTTTTCATACATCTCTTTGTAGAGAATATTATCGGTACCAACAGTATCGGATAATACTTTTAGTGATTCTTTATATACTTGATACTGATGTAATATTTTTGCTGTATGATACCCATACGCATCTACCATAGCCTGTGATGCTTCTCCGGCAAATATATAATAACCCTCTGCAGTCTCATCGCTTTCTGCTTCGAGTAATATATTTGTCTTATTAAATACCAACTGTAGCTCTTCGGGCATATCTTTTAAGGCTTCGTAAGCATCTAAAATTTCTTGTTCAATTTCTGCATTACCCTCTGTTTTAATACCGTGATAAGCTCCGTAGTTACCAATCATATCGGATGAAGAAGCATCATCGAGGATATTTCCCGCAGCAGTAACGCCACCTCGTAAGTCAATTTCTTGCTCTTTAAGTTTTGATATAGAAGCCTGAACTATAGCTTTGTCATATTCACCATATTTATCAATAAGCTTTTGAAGCTCTGTCTGTTCGATATCCAAACCTTTAAGAAGTCCATCTCTTGCAGATGTATAATCATCAACCGACCCAGTTAATGATTCCAGTGCTTCGCTTGCTTTGATATAACTTAATGATAAATTAACAATTTCCTCAGACTGTGTAGCTGCGGTATCAGCAAGAGACTTCATCTTTTGATTTGTCTCATCCATTTCTGACTGCATTGTGTCACTTGATTCGGCGGTAGAATCACTACACAATGCCATAGCACCAGTAAGTGCTGTTATTGCGGCAAGTACAAGTCCTATTACCGGAATACTTGCTTGCATAGCTGCGCTTGCAGTTACCGTTCCGGCCGCATATCCTTTCCAAGCAGTAATCGCAACTGGAATAATATTGATAATGTTTTTAATAGCGGACACAACTGCACTAAAACCATTAGTAACACCAGAAACAATGGCGTTCTTGAGCATAGCAATCATATGTGCTATCCATTCTGCTTTCGCAATAGCAAGAACAGATGCGACTGTGAGTAATACCGTTTTAAGTCCGCCAAGAGCACCTATGACTTTTGCGACGCCATTTATAAACTCTAATATAAGAGTTAAGAAATCAACAACACCCTTGATTAAGGCAGAGTCAAATACATTCATTGACAATGTTTCAAATGTTGCTTTTAAGATATTTATTTTACCTTGAATAGAATCAAGAACTTTTTCGTTTTCCTCAAGGGCAGAACCAGCAGAATTAGCTGATGTCTCCAAGGCATTTTCTGCAACCGAGAAATTATCAAGAAGCGCAGCAACAACATTGGAGTTTCGTTTACCGCCAACCATCTCAAGTATGTTTGCTTGTGTAATATCAGAAAGCTCATCCCAAACCCCAGATAACTCTTTTAAAATTTGATATGTTGATTTAAAAGTGCCATCATCAAGTTGAATGTCTACCTTATTCTTCGTGAGAGACATTAACTCATCTCTAAGCTCCGACACACTTGTGGCCATACCTTCTGTTGATTCACCGGCTTCTTCGGCTTCAGTTTTGGCGGCTCTTAAATACATTGATACTGTTTTAAGAGTTGTACCTACTTTGTCAGGGTCTTGCACAACAGTATTAGCCGCGGTGGCTAAAGCAATGGTTTCATCGAGTGAGTTGTTTGCAGCGTGCATTGCTGCAGCAGAACGAAGTAATGCGTCACCGACGCCTTTAGACGAAATAGCGTAGTTGTTACCAACTTCGTTGAACTTATCAACAATGCTCATAACATCTTCGGCTTCAACACCAAACGCTTGCATTGTTGCTATAATACTTTCAGAAGCCGCGTCTATATCGTCAATGCCATCACCAACATTCTTATATACGATAGCAGCATCCGCAAGTTTTTCCGCGTCCTCAATTCCAAATCCAAGTCTTGCGAAACTTGCCGTTGCATTTACAGTGTCGGTAAGTGCAGCGCCGAGCTCCCTTGCTCTATGTGTTGCATTTACAAGGAACTTTTCATATGTATCATCGGTTTCATTTGTAACCTTTTTAAGTTCGGTCATCGCCGTGTCAAGTTCGATTACATTTGTTACCATCTGTTTTACTGCTCTATAAGCAGCCATAATTACACGGGTAATACTAAACCAAGTTCCAAACTTTGCAGAGAGAGAACCGAGCCTTTCGCCCCAAGTTTTAGTGTTTTCTCCAGCGCCCTTAATTACATTTGAATTGTGTGCGAAATTAGCACTGAGTACTTTCAATTCTGCAGAAAACTTTTCGGCTGTTATATCGCCATCATTATATTTAGCTATCAACTTATCTAACGAAGTTATGTCTTTTTGAATTGCGGTATATGATGTGGCAGACTTGCCGTTTTTGGCCGCAGTCCATTTGTCTTGTGCATTTTGCATCTGAGTCAATAGCGTATATGACTTCTTTAGCAACGCCTGTTTTTGCTCTTCACTCTTCTTGTAAGAATCATCTGACGCTTTCTTTGATGCGGCTGATTCTGACGAAGCACGAGCAGACTCTTTCTCAAGAGCAATTCGCTCTTTTAATTTTTCGTTAACATCACTTACCGAGCCGTCAGAGTTAATAGAGACAGTTCCGAGACCGTTAAGTGATTTGCTTATTTCAGCGACTTGGTTTCTAAAGCTCTCAATAGAAGTATTGTCTATATCCAAGCCGACTTTAATCTTTGGAGGATTGCTATTAAGCTGAGATACCAGATTACTGATATCTTTTTGCATCTGGTCGTAGCTTAGACCGACATCAACTCCTACTGACAGTAAAAAATCAGCCATCTATTTTCTCACCATCCTTTATAAAGAAAAGGATTGGCTCAATACCAATCCTTCATAGTTCAACTATGTCTAAAAATCTGTATAACTTTTGTTACAATATCACTCATAGATATCGTCTATTTTGATATCGAGCACACCGTATTCGTTTGCATAATTCGCCATATAATTCCTGACTGCGTTCTGAATGAACTGAGCCCCTGAACGCTGTGGCAAACTGGCAATATTGAAACTACCGCTGTGTCCCATCCAAACACCGTATACAGGTTGGTTTGCCGTATACCCCTTGTTAAGCAATGCGGCGATATTATCTATGCCGTCATACTCATCGGGAGCAAGAGAGTCTCTGTGTAGATTCCCTGAGAACCAAACCTCAATTTGGTATTTGTTTTTGCCAATCTTACGGGGAGAACCGTGCTCAAGTTTCTCAAGAGCACTTACCGCCGTATGACCAAGCTTACCTTCTGCAAAACCAGAACTCGCCTCAAGGTCTCTGATTTCGTTCTGCAGAACTTCTATAAATTTAGCGGCAGCCATTGAGGCACCGCCAATAGTAATTGCTTTACCGGCTAATCCTTTGCCACCGCCGGTTAAAACAATCTCATCTGTCTTTGCTTCAATCTGCTTTTGGAATTTAGCAGACGCCGTACAAGCTTTCGCCTTATCCAAAATAGATTTCATATTTATCGTTGACATTACGCCTCACCGTTTTCTGCGGCGGGCTTTGTGTTCTTCTGGTCAATATAAGCCTGAACAAGTTTTGTTTCGTCGAACTTATCACCTGCGATAGCTCCAATTAACTTACTAATTTCATCAGTACCAATACCTGCAAAGATACCGGTCATCTGTTCCTGTAAGTTGTTGAACGCAGAGTAAAGCTCGTTCATCTGCTTATTAACTGCTTCGATATTTGCCTGAGCAATGTTATCAATCTTAGCGTCAATAGCATCAACGATTTCCTGAAGCTGGGCTGTGTTTACATTTGCAACAACTACATTAACTGCATTTGTGCAATATACTAAGTCGTACTTACGCTCAACATTTGTAGGAAGAACAAAGTTTGCATACATCTCCAAGATGCAGCACTTAGTTACAAACTCTTTAACTTCGGGAATATAAGAGCCGTTGTCTGTGGTGAAACAACTCTTAACTACATTATCGACAAAGGAAAGAACTTCCTTGAAAGATAAGGTAGGTTTGATTGTAATCTCAACACCGTTCCATTCAACAGTCTTGGTAGGTGTGTATGTTTCTTTCATAATCTTTTCAAATGTGGTAATAGAAACCTTTTTGTTTGACTTAACATTAGCCATAAAGTATTCCTCCTTTAACTCTTAACTATGAGAGCGTCGAAGTTATACTTCCACACATATCCCATAGATGATTTGATTTTGTTTTTGCAACACTTCACAATATTGCTTGGGTCTGCACCAGAATACTCGGATGCCTCCGCGATAGAACTGAAGTGTTTTATAATCTCACCACTCATACTACACATCGTCACCGAGATGCTCCCGCGGTGCGCTCCGCCTCTCTTAGCAGAATCCTTCATATGCTGAATGTGAGATTCGGAAAATTTCATTCCTTTTCTACCGATACTCATATTGCGTCTTTGTTCTTCCGTAGCCTTACGCCCATAATTAGGATTGTTTGCGCCACGCTTACCAAACATAGGGTGTGAAGAACCCTTGCGTCCATAACAAGGGTTTCGTTCTCCTTTGTTATTTTCGCTCATTCTTTTCTTTTGTTCATCGGTAAATGTATACCCAGTTATACCTTCGCCGCCTAAGGTCATATTGTAACCATAATTTTTATCGCAAAGATTTAATTGAGTTATGTATAATGTTTCATATTGACGAGCTTCATCCGCTGATAAGCAGGAATGGAGTATTATATGGTCAAACGAATCCCAACCATATTTTTGAATTGCAGAATTAAAATGTGGGTTTCTTTTATATGCCGTGCCGTTTTGCCATCTCGTCTCTGGATTTCGGGAAGTAATACCTACATACATCTTGTTGTTAATCCTGTTCCTGTGTAGATAAACTGTCCAGTTGTTTTTGTCGCTTTCTTTCAGCTCTTTGTTTTTTAACATACTCATAATCACACCACCCTCCATCTATCTTTGAATAACATACCCAACGATAATTGATATCGGGGAAATGAAACCAGAATAGTTTTCTTTTTAAAAGAGCGACTGAATCGGGACAACCTTTTGTATCAACAACCTCTTCGTGTCCGTCTTTGAATACCATATAGAAATCGGCTACATATTTAATCGGTTGCACGGTCTTGTTATCGTGAATAAACTTTGGTTGTAACTCATATGGTTTTTGCAACTCGTGATGAACCACATCGCCACTCTCCACTAAAGGGCAAAGTACATCTCTGTAGTATTTCATTTCCAACACAGAGTCGAAAACAATACCGTCATATGTTCTTTTCAGAGTATCTTTATTTACATTGAATTTTGATTCTCTCAAAGCGACCTCCTTCCATACATTGAGAAATAGGCTACACCTCAAGGGCGCAGCCTATTTAATTTATTCTTATTTCATCGCAGTCTTATTCCGCATCGTCGAAGTATTCGTCAAGCTCGTTTTCAAACTCCTCGTCTTCTTCATCATCTTCGATGAGTCCAACGACTTTGGTTTCTTCGACTGCATTTTCGTCTTTGACCTCTACGGGTTTAACTTCTTTACGAGATTCTTCGATTCTGGCAAGGTAGATGCTCCCACATTCAGGGGAGCAAGCTACTTCCTGCCAACGGAAAACACCTGCGACATTTCTGATTGTACGGCAAGCCTCGTAAGGTTTACCGCACACACGACATTTCTTAATCGCAGTTGCCATAAGTTACCTCCGTAATTATTCAGTTACATCTGCTGTATTTACACCGAAGATAGTGTAAGTCCAGAGAGCTGCGCTACCGCCGCAAGCACCAGAAAGAGCTTCTGCTTCGAAAGCGTGAACTGTCTGGTTGTCGCCCATTTCAAAGCTGAACTCACCGTTGAAGTCAGCCTTAGGAATGTAGAACTGAATACGGTAAACATTAGAGCACTTGTCTTCAGCAAGAGCATCGATATAAAGAGCACACTTGCCAGAGTAGTTATCGCTCATATTTTCAAGCACATCTGCCTGAATCTTTCTCTTGTAGTAAACTACAATTTCAGTACCGTCTTCGATTTCACCTTCGTTGAAAGCTAACGCCTTAGTGCCGGGAGCGTAAGTGAACTTGCCTGCTGCAACAGCAGCGTCCTGTTCGAGTACTGTACCAAGAGTACCGTCACTGTTCTTGATATATACCGCATCAATTTCGTTGCCGGCTGTACCTGTTGCAACATATGTAGTTGTAGCAGCATCATCATTTACAGTAAGGTAATCTGTCCAGAGAACTTCAGTAGTCTTCTTCTCGAAAGTACCACCAGTCTGAAGTTCAAGAAGACCGCCAGAAACCATACCGTTAGTACCGCTGATAGTAACGGCCTTGTTCTTTTTCAGAGTTGCAAGTTTGCGACCCTGCTTACCAGTGATTTCTGTCTGCTCCTGAGACTGAGCGATTGTTGCGCTCTGAAGCTCGTCAAGTGTAAACTTATAGTTACCAGTTGCAATGTCAAACGCAGTGATGACTTCAAGGCTGGTAATTGTGATATCATTGATATTCATAAACACTGTTCCTCCTTAAAAAAATTTACTTATGAGTAAGCCAATTCAAATCGTCTTGGCTAAGCTCTTTTGCATTTACAGTACCGGTATATACACCGTACATTCTGTTGTTATAATCAACCTTCTTAATAACCTGCCGAACGCTTTCGTTAAACTGATAAATTGAAAGTTCTCTTGTCCTCTCAAAATCGTATTTATACTGTTCGGCGTTAACCATTGCGATTATAAGTGATTCGAGCCGAGAGTCTTCTGTGCGGTTCTTCAATCTCCGCATCCTGCTTCGTGCTCGTTCAAGCATAAATTCTTTTGCTTCCGGATTCGCAGGCTTACGCCTGTTCTTTTCGAGGTGGTGAATCATACGCAATGTTCCTGCAATTTTGCCGTGAATGGCACGGTCGATTGTTATTTTGTGCTCCTCGTCGCGGAGAACTATGTTTCCGTTTTCTTCGCTGATGGTGTGTTTGAATTTTGTTAAATCCAAATCACCAAAGATTAACTTTGTATCCTGTTTTCTTATCCCGGGGAACATCAACAGGAACAAATCGTAATCAGTAATGGATGTGAAGTCTACGCCAGCATCATCAAGCTGAACCATCATATCAATGGGCATAGCTGTTAAAACAGAAACAATATTGTAGTAATCCTCTTCACAGTCGATAACTTCGCCAACAGTTGGGATTACTATCTTGATGGAATCATTTATCGCATAACTCCGTTTATACAAAAGATTTCTTGTTGCCATACCTAATCATTAACCTTTCTTTCGGTTTGACGGTGTGGGCTTATTGGGGTTATGTAACCTGTTAAAGTCTGTAGCGGTAAATGTCATAACCTTACCCTGAAAGTCTGTCATAGGGGCATATCTTTTTGCTGAATAGAAATCCAATTCTCCAAGCCCGTAGTATCGACTTCCGTTGATAGCTCCCGCTATCTTAGAAACAAGCTTGTCTGTGCGGACACCACCTTCCGGCAAACGCAACTTGCTCTTATGTGTAAACACCCACACATACAGAGTGGGTAGTAAGTATGTTTTGTTTACAGCCTTTTGAATATCTACATCACAGCAGATGAAGGTTTTACCTTCCTCGATTGTTGTGGGTATATATTCATACGGGAAGACTTGTTTGTAGACAAGTTTCTTGGCATTTTTAAGCTCAACACTATCGTCTATAAGTGCAACGATATCTTTGTTGGTAAGCAAATCTTCCATTAGCTGATTTTTATAATCAAACATTTCGTCGAGTTGCTCGATAGCCATTATAACCACACCTGCCTTCCGTCTTCATCAATATTGTTTTCGGGGTCAACTATACTTTCTTCATTATCGGGTTGAGTAGGAGATGGGTCTTTTGGGAAGTACTTATAGTAATCCGCAATACCAAGCTCGTGATTGTCGTCATCGGTAGAAACAACTTCCTGAAGAACGAACGAGTAAACACCTTCCGTGTTATAAACCCAACCGACTTTTAACGGTTTAGTGAGTAAGTATGAAAGTTTTTCTTGTGACTCGGGGTCGTCGATTAAAAACCTTGACTCCCTGCAAAACTTAACAGTATCTTCATTTCTTGCAATGGTCATAGCAATTCTTGAGTCACCACGGGTTACTACAAATTCTCTATCTTCGTATTCGCCAGTGAGATACTTAGTACCATCCTCAATAATGCACCACTGTTCATGTGTCTTTCCGTCGGCATCAATCCACTTAAGCAAGTGATTACATTGACGCATCTTTGCCTTGGTGTAAATCTCTGTATTGGCATCACATTCTACAATGAGCCAGTGATTGTTCATCCAGCTCACTAACCCGCCACCCTTAACCACATCACTCGGGAGAGAATAAATTGTTTTTTCGTTAAGGTTGTCTGAGTTTGTGATAGCGACTTCCTGCGTGGCATTGTCTATCTCAACAGAATGAAACGACAAGCTGTCAGATAGTTTTGCGGAAAGCATATGCAGTTCTCTACGCAATACAGATTCGCGTTTGGAGCGTCCGCTTGCGGCTATTCGGCTTTCATAAGAATCCCAAATACTCACAGCGACACCCCCTCAGATAAGAACTTTGATTGAAGTTTGTTACAAATAGAAATAGCGCGAAAGACCTCGCGCTTAACTTCCGACACACTACAATCGGGGTTATCAATTAAATACTGTAAGATTGCTAATATTGTTAGGTAGTTTGAGTCATCGTGTATTGCGGTAATTAAACCTTTACATCCAAGTAACTCAACCTGTAAACTTTGCATATATGTTGTCAAAGATTCTTCATTGTTTTCTCGCATGGGGAGAATCTTGAAAAAATGATTTACGAGACGCCTGAAATAATTATGAAGAACCTCTGCGTCAATAGGTACACCCGGTGTGGTATTTACCATCATAGGTGTAAGTCCGAAAGGTCGCCGTGATTATACGAATACTCTCTTATCATATTGGTATAATCCTTTTGAACCTTTGCATATGCGTTCCCCACACGCATCAATAATTCAGCAGGAGAGTATGTAGTAAAGTCTTTGGTGTTCAAAACATTCTCAAGATTTTCCTGCTTGTTTACATACGGCTTAAGCCACTGACTAACCATACCCTCAGATACAATATCTGCAATCTCGGTCAGGTCAGCCTCGGGTATATCAACTGAAAAAGTTCTTGTTGTATCATTTCCAGTCGTGAACAAATCGTACTTACAATTCTTACGGAAAGCACTCAGAGCTCTTTTCATAAAGCCGTCAACCATTTCGGTTCTGTCTTCTTCTGCAAGAGAAAGAAAACTGTATTCTGAAATTTTCGCCAGAAAGGCTCCGGCGAACACATCATAAGGAACACCCATACGCAGCCTCCTTATCTTTCAATGAGTTCAACTCCAAGCGCCTCTTCGAGAGCGTTAATTGCCTTATTGGAATCGATTTCGCCTTCGGCGATTAACATCTTTGCTCTGTAAGCAACAGACTTCTTCTGTCCATCAGAAAGAGCTGTAACTGTGTTTTTGATTTCGGCAGGGGACATTTCGAAAATCTTATCGAAGTCCTCAATCTTAATTGCGTGTTTGTAGAAGTGTTTGAGACCAAGATAGTCAACAATCCAGTCTTCATCAAACATAAACCAGTTGTTCTGGAAAAACTTCTTAGCTGAGTTCTTCGCATTACGAAGCTCAAGCAATTCCATTTCCTGCTCTGTGCCGAAACCGTCCCAGACAAAATGTTCTCCTGTCTTCGGGCTTACATAAACAAGCTTGCCCTGAAAGCCGTTGCGGACTGTAACATACTGATGAACATCAATATCTTTTGCCACAAGTGGCTTGTTTTCTACGGGAGCCTCTTTGGGTTCCATTACTTTAGTCGTTGCCTTTGCCGAAGATTTGTTAGTTGTATTTTTTGTAGCCATAGTATTACCTTATCCTTTCATTCAAAAAATTGCGGGGGCGTAATGCCCCACGCAATTTAGTAGTTTTGATTAAGCCATTTCGTAACGGCCGATACCAGCGTTACCGCCAGCAAGAACGATACCCATACCGTACTTTTCACCGTAGAGATATTCCTGAGTGAAGTCAGCGTTGTTCATCGGGTCGCCCATAAGAACGATAGGATTACCTTCGTAAACAACCTTGATAGGCTTATCGTCACCAGCGATGATTGTGATTACATCGTCGTCCATAACGAACTCTGTAGAACCAACCTTGTGTCTCTGAGGAGTTACAACTACAGGAGTTCCGTAGAACTTACCGTAGTAACCAAGGTTGTAGAGGTCGTCCTTAGCACCGTCACTTTCGATAGAAGCCTTAAGGTTTCTGATAGCTTTCTTTGTACCTACGATAGTAGCAGTCTTGCCACCAGCTGCAGCTTCAACATGAGAGATGAGGTCTAAGAGGTCGTCCTCATCATAAGCACCAGCTACAGGGAAGTATGTAACACCGCCGAGCTGTTCAGCAGTTGCACCACTCCAGAGAGTGTAAACATCGTTTAAGAGCTTCTGTCTGAAAGACTCAGCAACCTTATTGATGAATGTGTTGAAGTCAACACGGCCTGCGAGTACGCGATTAAGTTCTTCATAAATTCTTACAACCTTGAGAGATGTAGGAATAGAAGTTTCGCTTACTCCGCCGAGTCTCTGTCTGCGGATACCCTGAGTACCATCAGCAGCTTCAGAAACAACGAAGAGTTCGCTGTCTTCAACAACGAAGATGTTCTGGTCGCCTTCAGCTACATTTCTGAAGTCAACAAGTGCGTTGAAGTATTCGTCACCCTGAAGACCTTCAATAACTGTCTTGCTGAGAATTTCTTCGAGAAGTGTAAAGAGACCAGCACACTTGCCGTCACGAATCTTCTTGTAGTCTAAAACGGTGCTTCCGCCGTTTGCTTCGATAAGAGCCTGTCTGAGCAAGTCCTGAGACTGACCAACAGAATATTTTTCAACATTGCCTCTGTATGCGTCAACGGCAACTTTTACAATATCTTTAATTTCGCTCATTGCATAATCCTCCTTTTAAATTAGTTAGCCTTGATTGCGTAGTATGTATATCTACCAACAACATCAACGGCGATAATGGTACCTACAACTGTAGAACCTTCAGTAGCTGTTTTTGCAACATTTAATTTTGTACCAGCAGCAAGCTCAACTGTGTCACCAACAGCAGGAGTTGTTACGCCTGCAAGAACTTCCTTAGTTACAGAGAAAATGTCACCGCTGTGGATGTGATAACCACGGCAAGCCTTACCTGCAACATTGATGTATTCATCAAGGTTCTTCTTTCTTTCGTCGTACATAACTTCGGGAGAAGCAACGAGTACAACATCTTCTACATTGTCGTCAGCAGCAACTGCGCCACCAACATAGATTTCGCGCTCACCTTCGATAAGAGCGCCAACTTTTAATACACTACCGTTTTCAATAGCAGTAGGTGTATCGCCGTCTGCGCCCATATACTTGATAGAAACGAGAGCAGCTCTAACATCTGTACCGTACATATTGTCGGTTCTTACAATTCCGTATGCCATAATATAGAATCCTCCTTATAAATTAGTTTTCAGCCGAGAAGCCATACTTCTCGAACAAGCCACCGTAAGGTGCATTTTCTGTGTGTTCGTGTTCAACCTTTAACTTGGGAGTCTTAGGTTCAAGTGAAAATTTTCCAGAGATAGCAGCCTGTCTGCCTCTGATTGCGTAGCACTTTTCTTCAAGTGTTTCAACATCGTAGTCGGCACAAGCATCTCTGAGTGCTTCAAACGCTTCGACACCTGCTAAGTCTTCGAACTGTGCAAATACTTCATCGCGTTCGTTTTGTGCAGCAGTGTTTTCTGTTTCTGTTTTGAACTTACGAAGCTCATCAAGTTCAGTCTCCATAGACGCAATCGTGTCGGAGGCAGTCTGGTATTTTGCTTCCCACTCGGCATTGTCCTGAATTCTCTGTTCCATCTGAGCAAACACTGTTGCGAATGGCGAAGCCTGTTCGCCTTCATCAAAGTCAGCAATCACATATTTCTTGCGTGTCTTGCTGTCGAAATCAATGTTTACTGTGTCTCCGTCCATTGTGAAAGTGAAACCATAGAGTAACCAGTCGTTTGTATCCCAAACATAAACTTCGTTTGCCTCCAAGTCACAATCAACGAACCAGTATCTGTTGCACTCGCCCCAGTCTCTCTGAACTGTAATTGCGTCAAGAGCGCGATAAATTTCATCAACAATATTGCTTATTAAAGCGAAATTGTCTGCACCGCCCTCGCCAGAATTGTCAGCAGTAGGTTCGCCAGCGGGTTCAGCCGCAGGTTCTCCCTCGGGGTCAGCAGTCTGCATAGCTTTAAATTTTTCTTCAAGTTCTTCGACAGTAAAGTCTTCGATAGAGAAATCTAAAGCTTCAACATCGATTCCGTATTTTGCGATTAACTCATTTTTATCCAATACCTGTTCTCCTCCTTCCATCGAGTGATTTTGTAAATTTGTATTGTCATCCCCGTTATCCGAGGCTTTGACCAGATTAAAACTTTCCTTTAGCTCAAGCATCATCTCAGAAAGCTGTTCTTTGAAATCTCTCTTTGAGAACATCTCAAGAGAAGAAGATTCAAAGCAAGGTTCTACTCCAATAAGAGCGAACGCCGTAAACTCAAAATCTTTGATATGGTATACACCGTCGATAGTCTCACCGTCTTTAACGGTTATCTCCATACTGTGAGCGACGATACCGTCTTTCTTAATCTTGCGATAGGCTTCCTGTCTTTTCCAAAGCAATGCTTCGGCACATAAGTATTCGTGTACAGTTCCGTCTTCTTCGGTAACATCTTCCCAGAAAACCTTTGCACTTTCGGGGATACAACCAACTGGAGTTGTGATATTAACAAGAATCAGACCGCCGTCTTTTTCTCTTACAACTTCCATATCGTGTCCGCCGAGAGTATCAGACTCTCTGTCGTAGTTACATACAATCGGGCAGTTGAAGATTGTCTTTACACATCTCTCGAAAACTTCTTTTGAAATAGCACTGCCATTTCTGTTTTCGCCTGTGTAGGCAATCCTCAAAATACCAGAGTCGAAGGACGAGTTAACCTCACACAAATTGGTTATAGATGATGCGAATGTTAAGTTTAAAACCTTATTGTTCATCGATAACCTCCTCATAAATCAAAAACCCCGTATGAGTGTTCATACGGAGTTAGAATGTTAGAGTATCCGAAAGTGCGTAATCCATTTTTTCAAATGAGAGTTTCGTTTCGGATTTGTTCTCAAACACATAGATATTATTTTTTGTGTCGCTTTTCAAAAGCTTGTATTCATTGGCAAGTAATACATCTCTGGATTCTTCGCCGAATACATATATGAATTTACTCTTCATAAATTATCAACCCCAATCTGAACCCTGTTCACGGGATTGTTCGCCGCTGTCAGACAAATCTTCGATTTCTTTCTCGGGACTGCCTCCATCGTCGGAAGCAATGCCGGGAGAACTTTGAGTGGACGAACTTTGAAGAGGAATGAAAGTAGATTTAATATCAAGGATTTCATTTTCCAAGAAGTTCATACAATCCATCTCAGCCTGTCCAAGACCTTGAGAAGCACAGTAATAGGACACCATAGGCACACCATACTGACACGCCTTGAGGTATGCTTCGCCAGCCTCTTTTCTGTTATAAGGAGATACATCAAGGAATGTTACCTTGAAGTTCTTACCATAACCCTGAGACTGAATAAATCTGTTAACTACATTCTCAATGCTTTTTACGATACCGTAAGTAACGGCTTGGTCTGCTTTGATAGAAAGCGACAACGCATTAGCTGAAGCCTTTTCGTTATTAAATAATAAAGAAGATACACCTGCCGCCGTGAACATATTTTGTTCGGCATCTGCAATAGTGTTTGTGTCGCCGGTATTTGAGCGTTCAAAACTTATCTTCTTAATCTCCATAGGAGAGAGCACCGAGCCAACCTCTTCAGGAAGAACCGAGTCAAGGTTTCGCCAGAACTCTTTTGCTTTATCTAAGTCCATCTTCCAACTACCGTCTTCGTCCATAGGCAAAGCCATAACAATCATTGCGTAGTTTTCAAGTGCAGTCTTAGTGAGCTTCAACTGTTTATAATCCTCGATATCATAGATTTCTCTCAAGAGCCCCGCAAACGGTGGTATAGAGTAATCAAGAATATCTTCAGTGCATTTAATAGCAAATGATGTGGGAGAGTCTAACTCAATCCATCTTTTGGTCTTATTCTTTTCATAAATCGCATATTTTGTTTTAAACTCTGCAGGATAGTATTCAAGCAAAGCTTTTCTTGAGTCAAAGTATGAGAAGTCGAATGTAACATTCAGAACATTACCCTCGATGGTAGAGATAGCACAGTAATCACTTGGTAACTGTTGGAATGTAATACTGTCATTTGTTACCCACATAGTTCCGTAATATGTATCTTCTCTCAAACATACCGTCAGTATCTTCGGCCCCTGAGTCTTAATGTTCATAGCCGACATTGTATTTAATACTTTACGGTAGTTACGAGCAACAGACTTTTCGTTTATGTGTTTCGGGTCTATACGATATGGAGATACAACATACGATAAATCTGAAAGTCCGGCGAAATACTGGATAAGCCTTCTGAAATGAGGAGACGCACCATTGATATAAATGACTGCTTTTCTAAGCTGCTTCTCATATTTATAAGGATTTGAAAGGTAGGTTGTTATATCGTCCTTAGAGTATAACGAAAATGTAGGAGTATTAACATTGTTGTTAAGGTCTCTTGTGATAAGTCGGTTTAATAAAGCGAACCTGCTTGAGATACCAATCATACCTTCAGGTAATTTGGAAGAGTTGCTTTGTGTCTGATTCTGTGGTTGAGCATTTTTGTTTGGTTGCTTATTATAACCAGCTCGCGATTTGTGTTTTGCCATTTATATTTTTCACCGCCTTTCCGTGATAGCTTGGTGGCTTAATAACGAAAGCATCCGAAGATGTAGCATTAACACTTTGTTTCTTGCTTAACTTACTTTCAATCTGAATAGCCACATAATAGTTGTATGATAAACTGGAATAACGGTCTTTACGCATCCCTGTTTTCTCATATATCTTAACCTTACCGCCAGACTCTTCGTGCTGAAGCTTTGTAAGTTCATCAATAAGAAGAGTTGTGTGGATGTAAGGTAACTGTAGTTGCATACGCTCTGCGGGAGATAATGAGTTATATCCACGCAGTTCTCCCAGAGACTCTTCTGCCTCATACTCTGATGCAAGCAATCTGATACGACCACTACGGAAAGCTTCTCTTAATAAGAAAGCACAATCAGAGTTAAACTGTGCACTGGCTTTGATAGCCCAGATAACTTTCTCAGCACCGATAACTGTACACCTTGCTGCCATTTCTGCATTGTTACAGCAGGAGATAGCAGGGTACATTTCTCCAGTCTCTGGGTCAACGATATCTCTTGAGAGACAGTCATATACACCGAGACCGAGACCGCTTGTATCCAGTACAAGATAGTCGCAGCTATACTCATCGAAAAGTTTTCTGATGAGCAGTGCTTGGTCGTCTGTTCGCAATCCTTCACACGCATCGGCATACACAATGTTGCTCGTGTATCGTCCTGCTTTGGTGGGAAGTAATTGATTTAAGAATATCGCAGTGGCGTCGTTGTTATTTTTTCTACTTGACATTAACGCGATATCCGCAGAAAGAATTCTGATTTCGCCGTTTTGCTTGGGTTGAATTTTAACATTCTGAGAATTGTTTACCTTAGCCGCAAGCTTGTCTGGCAACATAGGATATTTAATCCTTCTGTTTTTGGAAATAGAATTATAATCAAAGAATGAGCCGTCGGTGTTACCATACCAGAGGGCTTCGTATTCCATTTGAAACTTAATCTCATTGAAGTCTGTTTCAGCCATTTCATCTGCAACTGTTTCTGCGTCAAGCAGACCCTCCGTTACAGATAACTGATATGGCAGACCACAAACAAACTGACGCTTCGAGTCGTCTAACATAAACTGACAAGTGTCTGTACATTTGAGGTAACTCCAATGGTCTACGAAATAAGCAGAAGATAAGTACATTGTTTTGTTCTTTTCTTTTGCATATTCCTTTTTGCGTTCTTCTTTTGTAAGTTCTTCATATCTCGGCATCCTTTTTTGTGTAAGGAACTTACGAAGAATTGTATCGATGACATCCTTAGCAATCATTCTGAACTCATCAAGTAACAAAAGGTTAGCACGGTTACCACGAGCCGAGTCAGAAGCGGTAACAACCTTTATATACGAAGAGTTCTTGAATACAATCTGGGCATTTGTACCATTTATTCGGGTTTGCTTTTCATCGATTTCGGCAGCCAGCTCTGGAGAGAGTGGCTTAAGCTCAAGCATAATTTTTTCCAGAACATTTATACTCTGACCTCTTGTACCAGAAGCAATACATATCTTGGTACCCGGGTATAATATACATCGGATAACACAAAAGACTGCACTTAAGAATGATTTACCGATACCACGGCTACCAATAAAGGCGGTTGTGGATGACCAGTTCATCATTATAATAAGTATCTTCTGGAATAAGTGTAGGTTCAGATGCAGATAATCTTTTGCAAACCTGTGCGGGTTAGCGCGGTAGTAGGCACACCACCGTGCGGCACCCTCTGTAATCTTTGCTATACGAGACATCAATCGTCACCGTCTGTTTCTGGTGTGTCGTCTGTGTCGTTACTTGCACCGAAGATGTCATTGAACATTGTTTCATCATCTTCGTCGTCGTACTCAGGACGCTCAATCCTCATCTTGGCGAGCTCTTCCTCGTACAGTTTACAATATGTATTCTTAATTCCGAGCATCTTACACAGATGACCGAAATACCAAATACTGATATATCTGACAATCTCGTCTACATCTTCAAGTTCCGGGTCGGGTTCTGGAATAGGACGCTGATTTTCCCAACGCTGAATCCAAACACCAAAAGGTGTGTTGTCGATTCCTGCATCCGCATCGTCCTTTTTCTGCGTAGGCTTTAAGCTTGCACTACCAAGTAAAGTATTTAACGCTGCAATGCTCTTGTCTACCGTGCGCCCAGCTGCACGGTCTCTGTTGATATCAAGCTCAAGCGAACAAATCTGTCTGATGATAGCTTCGGTACCGATGTCAATATCCGTATCGGGAAGTCTTGACATCCAGTACGAACGACGCTGTTCAAGTGCCTCATACATTTCAGGCGGGTACCCCGGCCCCCAGAAGGCGATAACATCTTCTGAGATTTCAATATCTTCGGCGTCAACAGATTCGTCAAACAAATCATCAAATGTTTCTTCGGGTTCAGCAACTATGTTCTGACCGAAGTTCCACAGTGTTCCTTCCTCGGACAGTGTATCGTCATAGCTCTTACCGGCATAGGTAACAGAATTTACTTTTGCCATATACTGCGTCATCATAGAACGAGTGGTGTTTTTCTTTTCTACCTGACGGTAAACACTTTCACTCCAGTATAAGTCGAGTTTACGACACACCTGTCTCACCGCATCTTTTGCGTTATTACATTGAGAAAGATATCCGTTATAGATTGCATCAATACAATCTCTACAAATATGAGTATGTCCTACGCCTTTATGAAGTACGGCATAACTCACAGGAAAATATCCCTTTTGTCTGCTATAGTCAGTACCACACTTACTGCATACAGCTCTGGCGGATTCTACTTCGAGAGCCATTATTCATCCGCCTCCTCAACAAGTCTACGGTGTATAGGAGGTAGGTCTTTGAAATCATCGAGAGATAATTCATAAACCTTTGCAGCCATTCTCAGATTGTTGCCGAAAGAAAACTTCGGAACATATCGAGCATTGACTTTTACAGCCTCACCAGTCTCGGGATGTTTGGTCATTCTTGCGGCTCTCTGATGAACCCCAAGTGTTCCAAATCCGTGGATGGAGACTTCTTCACCGTGTTTGATAGCGTCCTCGACAACACTTAGGCAGGCGTCAAGAATTGCCGCAACATCGGCTGTGTTATATAACACCGTCTTGTCTGTTTTCTTAACAACGAAATCCTTCTGGTTTCCGTCGTCGTCTGATATATGAAATACCTGCTTAGGTGTGGACACAGGTTTTCTTATGTTATTACTACGCAAGACCTCAGCGGCCTTACTGATTAAATCCTTCTTATTCATAAAACACTCCTTTAACTCGTCTCGGTTACATATCAGCCAATGATTTCTTTTCAGGAACAGAGATGTCTCCGTCTTTGAAGTACATTCCAATCTGTTCATCTGCATCAAGGTCTGTATATAAACGAACCATATCGCTTGACTCCCAAGCAACTATGCTTTGGATTACGCCATCAGGAATACCGGCTTTTGCCAAGCTGGTAGTAAAGTAATGTCTTAAGCTATGTATATAAGCAGGTTTACCCGCAATTCTACTGAATGTGTTAGACCAGCTATTGATAGTCGTAATCTTCACATATTCCTCGGGGTTACTTTTATTCGGGAACAGCCACTCACTTTCAATACCGTGTTCGGCTCTGTAATTAAGCCACTGCTCCAGATAAGGTCTGAACTTTTTGGCGAGGGTGTAACAAGGTATAAACTTACCACCGCCACGACCTTTTGTCTTGATTGGACTACTCTTCCAGAGAGCTCCTTCGCAAACAAGATTGTCATCTGAAAAGTCGCTTACCTTAAAACGACAAAGCTCTGACTTTCTTCGTCCGCTATACATAGCAAGAGCGAGATAACAAGCCTTCTCGTAATCTTTTCTTAAAGTGAGAGCTTCGAGTAAGTCATCAAGTTCCTCGTCTTCCCAAACTGTCTTTTCTCTTACAGGTTGGTTGACAGGGTTCTCAACTTTGGAAATAATATTTCTGAATGTTGGATATTCATCGTCAAGAACGGAAGTGATATAGTTACTCAAAGAGGAGAGAGCCGCCTTGAGTCTTCTGATTCTCGCAGGACTGTTTTCGTTACTGTTGAGCAACCAGTTCTGATATGCGAGAACATTTCTCTTTGTCCAATCAACGAAGAATTTATTGTCGTTATGTTGTAAGCACCAAACCCAAGCAATCTGGATATCATTCTCATATCCGTTGATTGTGGTTTCGCTTCTTTGAACTGCACGCAAATAATCAAGGAAGTCTCTTAATAAGGTTTGATTATCCTTGTTAACCTGCGAAAGCAGTTCGGGTGATGTAATAGAATTCATCTTAGTTTTTCTTGCCATCGCAAGTCACCTCCTAAATTTATAATTGGTGGGCAGGGGTGGATTCGAACCACCGTATCCGAGGAGCCTGATTTACAGTCAGGTGCGTTTAACCAGACTTCGCTACCTACCCGTGTATATAATGGTGGAACCGGAAGGTGTCGAACCTTCATCCTTCGGATTTTCAGTCCGACGCTCAGACCGCTTAAGCTACAGTTCCGTGTGGTGAGGTCAGAGGGGCTCGAACCCATCATTATAGCCTTGAAAGGGCTATGTCCTAATCCGATTAGACGATGACCCCATATAAGCCCACGAGTCCGAAGAACATCGCAGGACAAACTGGTTATATTCCTATATTTAATAAGCCATTATCAAATTCCCAATGATGATTTGGGCATAACGCAATGAGATTATCTATCGAGTTTATCTCAGTTATAAGTGCATCATCCTCGAAATCAGACACCGGTTTAATGTGTGCTATTTCGTAATGCTTATCGTATCCGCATATCGCACAACACTTTTCCTTGTCGCTGTTCTCAAATATTTGCTGTGCGTGTTTTCTAATGGATGAACGAGCACTTTGATAATTAGCTCTTGTGTTAAACAACTCACCTTTCGTTGCGCCTGTGAGTTCTAACTTTGATTGATATAAAGAAAGTCCCAACTGTTGAATTCTGTCTTTGATTTTTCTCCGAGCTGAAACATTTATATATGTACCATATCCGAGACTGCGAGCTATGTCCGTATAATTAGAACTTTGATTATACGCAAGAATAAACTCCTCGTCGGTGGCTAAATCTATTTTAGAAATTGACACTTAGTAACACTCTCCTTATATCACGGCATAAAGCCCCGCCATATTTCAGGCGGGGTCTATTTGTTATGTATTTATTTTTGTAATGGGATGTCGTAATGACAAACGATACCGTCTTCATCACAAACACACACCATCTGTTCGGGCTTACCGAAAATTCTTTTCTGCACGCAGTAGTCATCCATACCAAGGAATGAACCTGCCATTACCGTTTTAACGCCCTGAACTTCATCAACTTTATTGTGGTGCATATGTCCAGACAATACTGCATATAAAGGCTTTCCAACCATAGTTTGCAGAGACTGAACCTTGGACGCAGAACCGTCGAAGTCTCCGTGAACACCGCAATAGTTTTTACCTCTAATGTCGATAAGGTACATAGTGGAATCAATCTTTTCTCCAGAACCAATTTCGACATTCTCAAAGTTCTGCAATCTTGCTGAGATATACCATTCGATTAAATCATCAAGTCTCTCGTCAACAAGTGCATTATCTTTGTTAGGGTCAATACGACTGTGGTTGCCGGACACACTTACAAACTTAACTGTCTTGAAGTGCTTACTTAATTCGGCAATAAATTCTGCAATTAACTCGGATGCACCCATAATCTGTTCGATTACATTCTCTTTATTAGTAATCTGGATAGACCTGTGGATTGCACCACTGATAGCATCACCGTTTTCCCATACAATACAGTTTTCACTCTGGTGTGTTTCTGCTATCTTGATTATTCTATCGAGGTAGTGATTCATCATATCTCTTGCGATAGATGAGTTATACGAACCCCAATGGTTTGAATGAACCGCTCCGTAGTGGAGGTCATTAAGACTGACAAGTAAATCGTTGCCGCTTGATTCGATAAAGTTTCTTTCGTAATTTAATTCCGGCAAATCGCCATTATGTATAGCGTCAACAATAATCTCGTTCAGTTCTTCCTGTCTGGAACGGTCTCTCACGACTTTATTGAAAGCATTACGCTGGTCGAAAAACTTCTGTCTCTCTTTGCGAAGCTCAATCATTTTTTCATCGAGTTCTGAGAGGATGTTCGAATCGTCAATGCAGTCAGCCTGCTCTGCAGCCATAAGGTCGAGAGTAAACTTACTACCATAAAACATTCTACGGGCTACATCTGAACTGTAGGGTTTACCATAGGTAAGTTCCGCAAGTTCGGTGTAATCAATATCTGTCAGAGTTTTATCTGAAAGTTTTCCGTATACAATTCTTTTATGATAAGCAAGCGTGGTTTCGTTAGGCTTTCTTGCTAAATCTATTTTCGCCACCCGCTTTCTCTACGGTATTGCCTCCGTTTCTGAAATCCTCTAAAAACTTAATCGCCTGTTTGGATTCCTCGCAGAAGTAATGTCCGCGTTTTGATTTTTGTTTCATCGTCCTAACAATGTGAACTTTAGGAAGATGTTCTCTGATAGCCTTAGCTTCGCTTTTGTTAATAGAAATCATAAAGTTATATTCAATCCTTTTCTTCAAATTTCGCCTTCCTCGGAGGGCGTTGTTTACCAAATAAAATTTTTATAAATATCTATCATAGAAAGCACTTCATCATCTGGGGTGTAATGCGTTGTCTTGCAACCAAATACACCCCTGCATTTTTTCCAACATTTTTGGAATTTACTGGTGCTTCCTGTGACGCATTACTGCGTTTACATTCTGCTTCGTTTTAATTTCAACTGCGCACTCTTTGCAGTACTTCTGTTTACGACCCTTTGTTGGCTCGTCAATCTTAACGGTGATACCACAGTTTGTACATTCAAAGTACGGCTCACCGTGATACTTAAGATACTGATATCCTAAGTTGCGTAAATCTGTAATCGTCATTGCGACATCTCCGTCTTCGGCGAAACAAACACGCACATTCGTGTTGTCAACTTTCTTGGAGAACTGAATCAATCCTGTATCTCTGAGAGTAGCATACATAGCACATTGTCTTCTAATAGAAGTGTTAATGTTGGCGAACGCCATTATCTCATTGTCTTTACTGTTTACCCAGTTATCATTCTGTGAGTTAACTATATTCCAGTACTTCGACAGACAGAGAAGAACAAACGCAAGTCTTCTGATTTGCTTTCCGTCCAGAGAATCAATCTTATCCATCTCGGGCTTGGTTATAATGATAGAGTCAATCTGGATTGCCTCGTGCTTAAACGCCCAGTCTGTTGCAAAGTCAAGCATCTTAGACCACTTAGGTATCGATGCCGTGGAATCACACTGCAATAAGAATAAGTCAAGCTTGCTTCTGATAGTCTTCTTGTTTGCACTATCGCAACTGTCTATGTAATAACGAGCTACTCGGCTCAAAGTCTCTGACGGCTTCTTGCCGAGGCTCCTTGTCTGTATCGCCTGTTCGGCGTAGTAGTGTTCGTTCAAAACAATGCTCATTCTTTCACCTCAACTTTCTTGGATATTACAGAAAATCTGTTGCAACAATATTCAATGTCTCCGTTTTTATCAAGAGTTGGGAAAGAAATCGTATTATTGTTTTGTGATAATAAGTTATGTATAATATCAGCTCCGCACATACTCCAAGCAAATCTCTTGGTGGAGCTTCTCGTATAACAGATATCCAATATGATGTTGCATAAGATATCTCTGTTTGGACAAATCGTGTCGCACTCTTTTCTGAACTCACTGTTCATTACGGCGATTTCAGAACTGGAGTCACACTCATCAATTCGTTCGTTGTCCGCGAACACGATATAACTTCGCAGTCGCTGGTTGTAGTCGTCATACAGTTTCTTAATTGAGTTATACTGTGAGTAACTATACTCTGACTTATTCCTCATAAACCTGTAGTCGAACTTAACCTCGCTGTTGTGTCTGCCAACATATCCGTCGAACTCGTCTTCGAACCTACGGCAGATTTTATTCATAACACAGTCGCCAATTCCAACCGGCATCCTGTATCTGTAATACCTTAAGAACTCAATTTGTCTGTCGGTCAATTTCTCCGACGGCAGCTTCATTAACTCATCGACCGTCATTTGGAATTCACGCAGAGCGTTTTTGTTCGTGTTCTTAATATAGGTATTGTACTGCTTCATAAGAGCAGGATATATGTATCGCATAAAGTATGGCTTCTTGTCGGCGACAATACTGCGGTAAAATTCTCTCTCGGTTTCGTCCTCAATTTTGTTTGCAGCGTGTCTGTCGTGCCAAGTTCGAGGCATTGGCTTACACACAATACCTTTAGCCTTATCAATGGAGTTTTGCTGATAGAGCTGACCGCATCGGATTCGGTAGTCTAACGCTTCGTACTCTTTGCTACCTTTCTTAAAGTGGGAGCGAACCTCGAACATTGAAGTTATCCAGTTCGTTGTCTGACCAATTTCGTTTCCGAAGCTTTCTATATTTGAACGGACGAAATCTTCTTCGGTAGGAATCTTCTTGGTTGCTCTCCTCTGAGCACACATCAATGCGGGTAGTGGTTTTAATTTATTAACAAGCACATTGTTGTCGGTGAGCATAACAAGGTCTCCGTCAAAGTCGCAACCATTTAATGCACTTGCGGCAGTGTCCCACGAATTGAATACCGTACAGGTTGTCATATACTGAAACCAATGTCGTACTTCTTCATCGGCCACAGGCGTTACGAGTCTAATGTTATTGTGGCAAGTCATCGGTGCTCTGTAACAAGCAAGCTTTTCTGCACCACTGTCAGCCCAATACTGATTATAAATTTCACCAGCCTTTAATAAACCCGTTACCTCTAATCCGAAAATACTTTGACACAGAGAGTAGGGGTCACCAGACACAATCGAATAGTTGCCGTGAACTTTAAGTACGCCCACCTTAGCTTCATTGATTCTGTTCTTGATTAACTGGAATATACTGCTCTGCACAAACGGGTCGTCGATTACTCGCTTATCAATCATCAACGCCTTAATGAAGTCATCTTCGGCTCGAATGATATTGTTTTCATTTAACCCGGCACCTTTAAGGAAGAGAACGGTCTTTCTCCAATCTCCACCGAGAACATCTTTGATTTCGTTCATAGTGGGAGAGATGAGTTCTTCAATATCCTCGTCACTTAAATCGTAACTCTGGATAAACTGATAGTTAAGATTTCGTTCGCTCTCCAAAGTCTTTGGGCAGGTCTTCGCAATACCAAAAGTGTACCCGTTCGCAACCGACTTGGATATGTAGTCGTCGCAACTTTCATAGGAGTCCCATAACTTAACCATTGATGTTGTGAGTATAAGTTCAACCTTGCTGACATCAACATCATTACCCCAAGCATCCTTGACGATATAGTTGTGTGCCACTCTGCCTGCGAACTCAAGGAAGTCAAATGTGAACACCATACCTTTCTCAAATGAGAATCTGGTATTAACACCACTCACCATATAATCAAGTCCAAGCTCTTGGCTCCATCTTTCGGCAAGTGCCGGTAACATTATTCCGTATCCGTCCGAAGCATCCATTTCAATCTTCTGGGACTTCTGCGTTTCCATTAACGGTTCGCCCTCGCCCTCATCGGTGAGGTAGATGATATCGGATAAGAACTCCGTATTACAATCATCAACTACAAGCACACCCTTTGGCATAGATACAGGGGTTGACGCACTACAGGTCAAAGCCTTATAAGCTTCAAGCTTGGCAGGCACGAGTTCCATATCTGGATTGCGTCCGTTTTCAATTCTGCGTTTAAACTCGTCGGCGTGTCGCTCACTCACGAACACTATGGTGCTGTTCTTGATACCACCGTTCGTACCGAGCAACCTCTTGTACCTGATGCCGTTTATAGTGAACCCACGACAGGCTCTGTAATAGTCCTGCTTTTTGTCAATAATCAAACACATATAGTCTGGTTTGTATTGAAGTTCATCAAGTTTCTTATAAAGATTCTTAATACTTCTTTTGTTTTGAATACTGTTTGGTTCCTTACGCAATCTTTTTATTTCTTCTTTTAAATTACGAGCCTGCTCGTCACCATTCGTAATACCATTCAGTTCATCAATCCAACGAAGTACTTGGCTGTCGGCAAGGGAGATTACTTCGTCATTTCTCCTCGCCTCGTCAATCGGTAAAATAAGCTTCCACTTTTCTTTTCTCAGTCTGCTACTATGTATCTTGTAAATATATTTCTGGCATACTAATTGCTTACTAATGGAAGTCACCTCGCTTCTTGTAAATTTTATAATTAGCAGGATAGCTTAAAAAAATTTAGCTATTGCAGTTTTCTATGTATCCAAACCATTCGGCACGAAACGCCACGCGGTTGTTCTCAATCATATCATTAACTTCTTCATCGATAGCTTCTTCGGTAAGCGGAGTGTAGTCTTCGCAAACTTCTGAGCAGTCGCACTTATCACTGTAATAGCAGTTAGAACAATGTTTCTTACTCAACGATATTCCCTCCTTTGCTAACAGTATTTATCCAGTTAATGAGTATGTTCCTCATACGACTGCTTGGTATGTATAAATAAACTTCCTCTCCGTCGCGGATGGCACTACGCCAAATCCACTGTACCATAATGGAGAGTGCAAACATATCCTCGTCAACCTCGACGCCGTGTTTCTGGTAGAACTTCTTGTCGTTCACATTCATAAACACATTGACCATATAGACAAGGTGTGTCTTGTTTCGATATGCGTTGGTAGCTTTGGCATTAAAAGTCAAGAACGACTTTGTATATCCTTTGCCTTGCATATGAGCTTTCTCTTTATTGTAGGTTGCCCACAACCTTTCATCTGCAGGAACATCACTCCAAATATTCTTGAAGCAGTTCGCAACATTTCGCCTGAGCTGGTCTGTCTCTTCATCATCACTCTTCTTAAACCAGTTCATCGACAGGGCATAGTAATCGTCGCCGACATCATTTATCTTTCCGGTCTCGATTACATGAAGCATATCTCCCAGACGGGAAACATACTCAGGGGTATAGCCGGGATACGAAGAAAATCTAAATCCCGTTGCAACCTCATCCGTCTTTTCAATACCGATGTATTCATACGGTATATTGTATATCTCCAGAAAGTGGTGGAGACTTTGACCCTTGAAAAGATATGTCAGTATAAACACATTCTTAAACGAGGTAATCAGTTCGGGTGGTAGTGCCCAATAGAAGAATGAGTTCGCGTCATCGTCTTCGATACGCACAAGCTCTCTCGTCTTGAGAAGTCGGAACATATCTCTTAAAGCAGTTCCTTTGTACTCGGTCGCACTTACCGTGTAGATACCGTTGTCCTCTTGGATATATCCTGCGTCAACGGCAAGTTGTAGGTCATCAATGTGGAAATCGAATGTTTCGAGAACATCGACATTCTCGTCAATGATTAAGGTGTACCCTTGCTTCTTGATATCCTCAAGAGTCTCGGGCGTATATCCCTTGAACGCCTGATGTGTTGTCGTGATGTTTCTGCCCTCACGAATCAGTGCGGCAGTATGCTCTGTCTTTCGCAGGTTATACTGGCTAAGCACCTGCGGTTCGATGAACCTCAACGACGGACATCCTTTCTTAATACGGTTGGCTTCCTCAAGGTAAGGTGTTATGTATATGAACTTATCTTCTTTGTGCTCATTCATATAGGTGATAGCACTTTGGGACTTGCCGGTTCCCATAATTGCATCACAAACTTTTACAATCATTCTACACACTCCTATCTGCTGAGACGCTTTGCGTCCTCATTGGTTATTCTGAACCAGATTCTCTTATGAAACAGAATGTGTATCTTATCTCTAAGCGACATATCTCTGATGCTAAACTGCTTTGCAGGTGTCGTCATTTCAGTCATAACTGTGTGCGGAGATAATCGCACATATCTATGGTTCTTGCGTGAGCTCACTTCATCTCACTCCTTTCTACAATCTTCTCCGCAATTATCAGTGCAATGGTCATAATGATAAGAACAGGAAAGAAAACGGAAGCGAGTAAAAGCTTGATGTGGTTTATCTTGTATACAGGTCTTATGAATATTGCGTTCTCTCTTTCGCACTCAACTATGGAGAACACCTCAAGACCGACGAAAACCACAAAAGCTATAATCCCGTAGATGATTAAGAATAGACTCATACTTGTCACTCCTTTCAAAAAGAATAATATATGTTAACCTACCATATCATCGTACTCTACGATATTGCTATCTACGAGGTAGTTATGGTTAGAGCTACCGAGGTTGAGCTTCTTATAAGCTTCTTCGATTTCCTCACCGGTGATACCGATATAGTCCAGAGTCTGAGCAGGAGAGGAATGGTTGAATATCTTCTGAAGAAGCAGAAGCTTTCTGCTGTCGTTGTTTGACATTACCATCTGGTGATATCCAAAAGTTTTACGGAGAGAGTGTGTTGACATCTTCGCAGTAATGTGCAAGTCTTTCGCAATACCTTTAAGGATACGGTCGATAGACTTGATGCTAAGAGGTTCGTTGTGGTTGTATCCATTATTGGATACACTTCTGAACATATAGTCACTCATACGCACATTAGGTGTATGCTCCAGATATAAAGTAACCGCTTCAACGACTGCAGTGTTGATTGTGATGTATCTGTTCTTCTTGCGAGTGCGTGTGTTACGAGTCTTCTTCTCGAACACAGGGAAGCTATCCTTGAACATATAGTTGTCATTGATAAGGTTGGAGAACCTTAACTCCCTGAGGTCACTTACACGAAGTCCAAAGTTGATGCCAACAATAAAGAGCATATTGTCTCTGTATCTCTTCTTGGTGATGAGGTACTTAGAGATACGGCTGATATCATCCATACTCTTAATTGGGTCGGCAGCGTGCTCGGGTGCAAGCTCACAACGAGTCACCTCTGTGGCCGGAGCAATGAGACCAGCCTTGAGCATACGGTCATTGCGACGAAGAGCAGAGATATCTATGACACTGTTATTCTGTCTGATGGAATCGAACTTAATATACATACAAACAATCCTTTCGTTTAGAACATTTTAGTACCGTTTAGAACTTCTAAGGTTCTAAAATTTTTCGGGAACCCCTGCAGGACAACGGATTGCGAGCCGAGGCTTAAAAGACTACGGAACTCCAATCATTGTATAATAGGAGCAGGTGGAACTTGACGACTCGTAGGAACGATGCTATTGTTGGTGTTCCTACTCGCGTCGATACCAAGAAGCTAAATTATCCAAAAAGCAAATTATTTAATTAGCAAGAGAAATCAAAAATAAAAAGCATTTGCTTTTGCAGATTATTTAATTATCTTCACACTAATATTATACCAAAAACATATATGAATGTCAAGGGTTTTGCGAAAATAATTCAAGAAATTTTTCAATTATTTATGTATCCAGTTGTTAACGGATTTTGTGTTTTCTTTCTGGATAACCGGTTCAAAAGTTTGCATCTAAAACAATGGTTGTTACCGGGGTTTGAATACAGAAAACACCTTGAAATCGAGGGGTTTGGAAGGAGCTGTCAAAAGGTGAAAAATGGGTATGGGAGATGAAGCGACTTCCACTGTGTCGCAAAAATACACCCTTTGAAAATACCATAACTATCCCCGTATTGCTTGAATGTCAAATAGAGAGAAAAAAGGACTTTCAATTTTAATAACTTTGCTTGTTTACTGTTGTCACTTATAGAAAAAATATTTTTCAAAAAACTATTGACAAATAAAAAATAATGTGATAAAATTAGCTTGACTTAATAAAAAAGGTTAGCCCGCCTATAAGTCAAAATATTATTAAAGGGTAGAAAGGGAATAAAAAATGAAAACAACCACAACAACCACAAAAAGACAACAACAAGTAGAAAAGAAAAACAAAGAAAGGATTTTGCAAAGTGCTGAAAAATTACAAGCAATTACAAGCAACGAAAACAACATTGTAAATATTAAAGCCGTTGAAATTATGCAAAGGTTAAAACAATGTAAAAATGTAAATGATTTAGAATTTGTTAATAATTGTTATTCACTTGTAACAATTTTAATTCAAAGTAAATTAAAATCATTAAACAAAAACGAAAGAACATACAAC